TTAAGCGTTGGGATATTATAACAGATTATACAGACGGAAGCCACACCGGCTGGGTTAGTACAGTTAAATATCATTTAATGCTAGTTGATTTATACACAACTATATACATCAAAGCTAATGATAGTGACATAGATGATATATACAATGCGTTACTAAACCCACCGGTATATCCATCATTAGGTGAGTATGGTGATTTATGCAAGATTGAAGCAGTAGATATTGTGGAACTTAAGGAGCTTGACAAACCTATATCAGCTCTATTAGATATGCAATCTTATATTCCTGTTAATAAAGGCAATTTCGCAGGAACTATATATAGAATTAACAACAAATATGAAATCATCAAAGGTCTTAGGCGATTCCAGAAAGTTCCTTGTTACTTAGTGGATAAAGGACAGGAAGTTGTTAGTAATCTTTTTGATGATGATAAACCGATTATTTTTATAGATTAATTTAAACCCCACGGAATATAATGCAACTTTTTTGCTACCTCCGTGGAGTTCTCTTTTATATTCGCAATTTCGTTTTTGACAATTCCCAAAATTTGGTGCAGATTTCGTTCAAATCCTACTTAAAAAATTGAAAAAATTTCTCACAAAATTATAATGCGCCATTTCAAATACCCCCGTCATATGCAATTTTGAAATCCAAAAATCGGTTACACAGAATTTCAATTTTTGCTCCCGATTTCGTTAGGATTTGCCCTGAAAAATTGATGAAAAACTTTAACAGATTAAAGTGCATTATATAAACTTGACCGGCTGCGATTCGTGCTTATTTTGACTTTGTGACTTTGTGATTTGACCTGTACGGTGGTTTTATTGTGTCGGTGTAGACTTATAAGCCTACAGAACAAAACCGCCTTAAAACGCCTTTGGCAGCGTTGCATAAAATGGGTATAATATGCCCTTGCAAGTCGTGGAAGCTGTCGCCAGTTCTGGAGAATTCAACAGAACGCACGCCGCCCCAACTGGGTACACTTGTACACCTAAAAAGGCGCAAAGTCTTATATATAAGCATAGCATTATTATATTATTTTTTCAAGGTACGCAAAGAAAAGCATATAAATATATACGCTTAGTGCTTGCGGCTGGAATCGAACCAGCCAAACCAGAGCAAGCCAAAAAGGGCGCAGATTGTACGCCCTTAAAAAGCTAATTCATTATTTTGTTTTTTATTTGTTTTAAAAGCTTTTTATCAATTTGATAATTTTCCACTCCTCGCATTTTTAAGACATAGGTACTTATGTCTTTATAATACAAATCAACAATTCCTTCTCTGTTGTGCCAGTCGTTTACATCTCCTTGCCAGCATTTTATTCTGTGCTCTTCTTTTTGCCTTGCGATTTCTACACTTTCGGCAAAATCTTTTTCTATATTTATTTTATCATTCAAAAACCTGTTTATTAAACCCTTAAAGGTTTTTAAATCTGATTTATATATATAAATTATATATAATTTTCTATAAATTTCTTTGCTTCTCTCGGTAAGCAATATATCTTTTTCTTTTTCTGCTTTAATCTGTTCTAACTCTGCCGCAGTTCTTCTTGTATACGTTCTCTTTTTTCTGTTAGATATAATTTCATCGAATTCTTTAACCGTAAAGTTTAATACTGCATTTTCTTCTATACAATAAAAATCTGTTTCATTGTAAATTTTTCCTGTATGATGCCAGGAAGACCACACCAGAAAATTCTCTTTCAATTCTTTTAATGTCATTTTTTTAAAATCTATTTCTGTTTTTTATCAGCGTGCCAAAAAATGTTATCTATCTCTTCCAAAATAGTGGTTTTAGTCCACTTATACATAGGTTTTTCACCTTGCGAATACGCCCAAACGGCGTTGTTACTCATTTGATTTTTATAATATCCTGCCATCTTTTTAAATCTCCTTTACTTTTTATATTTTATATGCTATTATAACAAAGACATTTGTTGTTGTATATTTTTAGGACAAGTGCTATTTTGAATGGTAAGAGAGGAAATATATTGTACTTCCTCTCTTTTATTTTAGCAAGCCGGGGAATCGAACCCCGGAAAAGTCAGTCTTGCCTAAATACAACTTTTGAGTGCTAATCTTTTAACCTCTTCATATTTGACATTAACAAGATATTTTGCGCGGTCAAAATTGACCTTTCCGCCTGTGCAATTAACAATGTAATTTGCGCATTCTATGTATTTATTAAACTCTTTTTCATATGCTTTATCAAAAGCCTTTTCTAACTCTGCATTTTCGGGATTGCTTTCCCATTCTTTCTCTATTACGTCACAAGTCCTTACAAGCTCGCAATATTCGTCAATTAATTCATATAATTTTTTCATAACCTTGTACCATTTCGCCGACTGTGATATAATCGGCTTACCTTTCTTTTTGATTGGTGGCGGTTCGTTCTTGGTAGGAGTGACCGCCTTTTTTTTATTTGTAACCTAATACTAACACCTTTTAAGGTGTATGTCAACACCTTTTAAGATGTTTTTAAATTTTGTTTTTAAGTGTTGCAAAACTGCAATATTTTATATATAATAGTAAAAACAAAACAGAAAGGAGCTTGTAAATGATTACATATAAAATAGATGTATTAAAAGAGCTGGCACAGCGTGGCTACACCGCTAACAGAATGAGGAAAGAGAAGATATTAAGTGAAAGCACAATGCAGAATCTAAGAAACAGGAGTGACATTAATACAAAAACTTTAAATACATTATGTATTATATTAAGATGCCAGCCAAACGACATTTTAGAGATAGTACCAACCAACGACGAAAAAATAAAATATTTTTAAATAACACTAAAAAGGGTGTTGACAATGTAACACTATTGGTATATACTTAAGATACATTAAAAGAAAGGACAGCCAAAAGGCTGGAAGGTGGAAAGGATGAAAACAATCGAATTATTAAACAAGGCTGTTGAGCTTGGATTTAGCAGAGAAAAGGCATTTGCAGACATAGACGCAAGCCTTGACGAAATAATCGGAGCAGAGAACAGAAAGCCAATCGCAGAAGAGGAAATAAGCGAAGAGCTGGCGAATGATATTTTATTTGGGTTTGAATGTGAAAAAGAAAACAATTAAGAAAGGTTAAAAGGTGAATGTTATGGAAATGACAAAAGAAATACGCGAAGGCAAAGAGATTTACGCGCAGCGAAAGAACTATGAAAATGCTGAATTAGCTGTGCTTAATGGTGCTACAGAAGAACAGGCACAAGCAATAGCACGATTGTGCGGAGATAGGCACTATATCCATAGGAACAGAAGCAGTGTTTTCTGCGCTGAGTCCGGTGATGCCGAGACGATTGGGGAGTTGCTAAGCAATTGCTCGACAGGAGAGAGTATTAATGACTATTTAAGCAAGGCAGGACTGCCGAGGATAGAATACACCTACAGTTTTGATGATGACACATCAAACGATTATCTTTACGAGTTAGAGGGAATGACATACGAGGAAGCGGAGGAAGAAACTGACAAGGTGATGGAACAATTTGACAAGGATATAATGAAATATATCCAAGATTTTGACAAAAAATATAATACACATTTTACCCCTACTTTAGCGGGAAGAACGAAGGGATACGAATTTTAAGAAAGGTTAAAGGTGGATGTTGTGAGATATTTAACAGTTAGAAGAAACAAGAATAGAGAACCTAATAAAACGGATATGAAGAGCCTTGCAAAATTCTTTACAAGTAAAAATGTGGGAAAATATGCAGATTATGACAGCCATTTATTCGCTGTTGAAGAAACAAGAAACGCTGGTAAAGAATTTGTCGGATATACATTTAAAATAGCTACAAAGGCGGAGAAGTCTGGCGGATGTGATTACTATTTCGGTGAAGTTCTTGATACTGGGGATAAAGTTGTTATATCCACAGAAAACGAGTATAAGAGTTTAGACTGGGCATATAACAAAGCTTTGGAGATAATCAAAAAAGAGTTCTAAAATCGGATAGATAAAATTAAAAGGGGGAGCTTGCCACTCCCTCTTTTTTCTACGCCGTGCGTTACTATTTAAGAAATACAAAAACGTATATTTCAATACATCCAATGTTATTGTTTAAAAATACAAAATAGCGTGTTTCAATACATTTTTGTTACTGTTTACGTTTTACATAATAAACAGTTTTTTATATTATGTCAAGTCAATAAAATTGACTTTATAATATATTTATGCTATATTATTTTAATAATTAAATATATAAGATTTACACCCGATAATATTAATATTGTTATCGGGTTATTTTTATGTTGTTAGATATATAATAATTAATTAGCTGGAGCAGATCCAGCAGAAAGGGGAATATATGGAGAAAGTACGGGAAGCACCAGAGAGTCAAGAAATTTTTGAAAATGAAATTGATATGTATTTCAAAAGATTTTGCAAAGATGAAAACATTGGAGATATGGCAGCAGCTCCCCAATCCCTTTTTTATGCTGCTTTAATTTATGTATATAATAATACTTTTAAGGGTACTAATAGATTAAAATTAAAGGGTAAATTACAGGGATATAATAATAATAATTATAATAACCAATATAGTAATATAAATAATAGTAATTGTAATAGTTATAATTATGAGTATCTTAACTATATAGCAGACTATTATATATATATGTGTTATAAGTATAATAAAATATGTACTATATCAGGATATTGTAAATTAACCGGCATAAATGAAACTGTTATATATGATTGGGCTAATGAGAAGAGAGCATCAAAACTAAGTACATCGGCTTACGATTTGTGGGAAAAATTGTCAAAGGATTACGAATCTAGCGGAGAGGCTCGACTCTGGTCTGGTAAGAATCCAGTCGGACAGCTTGCAGTTATGAATCGCCGCTTTGGTTGGAATCTTCCAGGCGTCAGCAGAGAAAACACCAGCAAAACACCTCTTACAGCCGCAGAAATACGCCAGCAATTGAGCCAAAACAATACACAATTAACCAATAAACAGCAGATAAACGCTGTAAACAATTCAGACACAATTTAAACAGCTTGCAAACCGCTTAAATACTGGGTTTGTGAGTAATAAGTATTTATATAACGCTGATAAATTAAGGTTTATCGGCGTTATGGTATGGATATGGTGTTAATTGTGTTAATTGTTTGGGAATATGGCATAAAATAGGCACAATTACACGGATAAGGGCGGAGGGGGTTTATTTGTCCTCAGAACACGCCCCAACTAAGTCACTCAATTATCCAAAATAACAAAAAGCCCTTATATATTAATATATATTTATATTATTATCACCACATAATACACATATTATATAATTATATATAAATAACACCTAACCATTAATCATATAATTAATACTAATAAATCACTTATATATTTAATTAAAAATAATCCAATTAACATCTATACATTTAAGCTAATTAGGTGTATAATAGACACATATTAATTAATCACAAGATATTCAATAAACACATCAGAGAATCAGCTAGTCGGCTGAATAAATTCCAAAAAAATTTAAAAAATAAAAAAAGAGTTAGGAGTTATAAATGCAGGGCAATGAATACCAAAAATTGGCTATGCGCACTAACGATAAAAAGGCATATCGTAGATTATATATTGAATTAACTGGTAAGCTTCCACTTAGTCCTCTGGCAGAAAGCAATGCTAAGTGTAGCAACATAAATGACATAGCAGGACTTCTTAATGGCGTCTTAGGTTTAACTGGTGAAGCTGGAGAAGTATCAGACCTTGTTAAAAAGGGTATATTCCACGAAAAAGGCATAGACTTAGAACATCTTAAGAAAGAGTGTGGCGATGTTTTATGGTACGTTGCTATGATTTGTGAAGCTTGCGGTTTTAATCTTGATGATGTAATGCAGACAAACATAGATAAACTTATAGCACGTTATCCGGACGGTTTTGACACTTACAGAGCTAATCACAGACAGGCAGGTGATAAATAATGGGTAATCAGGATAAGCACTGTTACCAGTGCAAACATAGACATAAGTTATATTGTGAAAAGCCTTGTAATGCCTGTAATGGCAATCCAAATGTTGTAAAAGGCAAGGATAACTTCACAGAGCTTGAAACAGCAAATAAAAATGCAGTACTCTTTGAAACAAAAGAATAGCATATTGCCCCTTAGCCAAGTGGTCAAGGCACAGGATTTTGATTCCTGTATCGTGGGTTCAAATCCCACAGGGGTAGTTCAAGTGTTTAATTACACTTGTGCCTTTACAGGACTTATTGGTTTACTAGCATTAAGTCCTCCTTTCACCTCATAGCGAGAGCTGTTAAGGACTGTCAGATAGTCCGTGAGGTTTTGCGTATTATAAATACGCAAATAAAATTAAGTTATACCTATAGCGCAGCAGTTATCTGTATGGATAGACAGCGAGCGAAGCTACTTTCTTTGAGCCCAACTGCACGGGTAGAATGACATCCAAGCTTTGCCACGACCTGTTATAGGCGTCATAGCCTATACTGCTATTAAGACTAGCATTGTTTTTCAGTATCAACTATCCACCTTAATCGAAACATTTTCACAATGCTAGTCTTTTAAAACGATATGGAGAAGCGGCAACGATTGGCGGTGTTGCGGCAGACTGTAAATCTGTTCCCAAGTGGTAAACAATAGAGGTTCGATTCCTCTCTTCCCCATTGGCGATGTTGCCAGTACACCCCTAGTGCGTTTATTAGAGAAATGCAGGTGCTAATCAATATACCGGTTAAACTTAGTACAGGGAACTGGATTGAGCCGCTTGCGGCTGACTAAAAAATCCTTGGGTGGTGATAACCAAGTAAAAAACCACCGCTTGCCGATATGGGATAAAGGTATTCCAGTAGCTTGCTAAGCTATCCAACAGAAATGTTGTTCGTGTTCAATTCACGATATCGGCGTTTTGAAAGCACTTCTTGGGTCTGCGTGCGTAATGTTGTTTGCAGACTTATCCTAGGTTAAGAGGTGTGAGTAAGTTGATGTGTGGCGGAATGGGTAAACGCTAATAGCAGATAGAATGAGCTAGTGGTTCGAATCCACCATAGCATAACCACAGGGGAATACCTGATTGCTAGGGGCTTGAAAGGACAGGAGTGCTTGTTTATGTGTGGTTCAAATCCACACCACATCAAGTAGTCGGGTAGCTCCCGAATAAGCAGGCGTTGCAGTAATCCCTGCTGAATAATTAAAATGCTTGTGTTGGTTGATTTGCGAACAGGATGGCAGATAGCGTAATGAAGTGCCATAAATACTTTCCAACACAAGAAACTGTACAACGGATAGTATGCAAATGGGTAAGCAATCAAAGAAGATAACTGGTAATAACATTGCCAAGTGATAGGCAGGAGTCGTCTGTAATCAGCAACAATGTATTTTCAGAAACCAGTTATGCAGGTTCGAGTCCTGTCTATCCGATTACAACAAACTAGGTTAGCTACCGAAAAGCAGACCACGACTGCCTGTTTGTTGTTATATCTAAAATCGTGGAAATTATCATTCGTGGAGGTAAATAAAATGGCAAAGTTGATTAAACATCGTTCAATCGGAAAAATAAGAATGGAACTTGCGGATTATGTGCTGAATTGCACAGATGATGAATTGTACGAGCTTTGCGGTGCTGTTTCAGAGCTTGGAGGTGTAACATCTTGGTCTTGTGATGAATGCCAAAAACGATTCAAGCCAGATTGTAGCTTTGACAGTGACGAATCAAGATGTAAGAAACATTTCTTTGAGATGAACAAGCCAGAATAATATTGGTAAAATCAGTTGCCTAGTGATTGCAACACGAAAAGAGTAACCTACGAACTCCTGGTAACTGTTTTTATATAAATCGTAGGGTTATCTATCGTAGGAGGTAAAATATGGCAGACATAAAAATTAAAAAAGCAGTAATTAGAGAAGATTTATTATCAATAACAAACGATTATAGAAAAGCAATCATTCTCAATCAGTTTATCTATTGGTCTGAAAGAGTTTCAGATGCCGATAAGTTTATCAAGAAAGAGAATGAGATTGCAAAGAGCAATGGAGAAGAGGAAAGAGAGCTTTTCTATGGTTGGATATATAAAACCGCCGAGGAATTAGCTGATGAGGTTATGTTAGGTTTATCTGCAAGCCAGATAAGAAGATACATCAGTGATTTGGTGGATATGGGTTATATCTCAAAGCGAAATAACCCTAAATATAAGTGGGATAGAACATTGCAATATAGGGTAAATCTTGTAAATATTGCAAAAGACCTTAAAAAGAATGGTTATCCATTAAGTGATTATAAAATTGAAATCCCAGAAAATGAAAAAACCATTACGCACGAGTGCGCAATCAATAATGAGCCAATGAAAAATCAAACACAAGCTAGTGGCGAAGCAATACCAGATAATACTAACATAGATTACTTAAACAGAGATTATAATTCAGAAATTACTAATAAGGACAATACATCAATTAACATTGATGGAGAGGTACATACATCGTTTTCAGAGAAACCGACGGCAAGAGCTGTCACAAGAGATGAAATGTTGCTTAAAGAAAAAGATATGGTTGATAGGTTCAATAACATCTGTGACAACAACATAGATAATTCAGCTATATGCGATTGCGTTAAGGATGGATTTAAGATGTATATGCAGTTATATGAAATCTATTTCCACAAAGTACACCCAATACTTACAGATAAGACATTAAAGAATGTATGTTTTGTCCTATCAACTATCACAGATACAGAACACGGACATTTCGATGCTGATGCTATATACGAAACAGACGATAAGGGTATTTCAGTTTTGCAGAGAATGATTAACGACCATTTTATCAGAGAGCATAGAGAAAGCACCAACTACTCAATAACACATTTTGCCAATGCTGAATATCTTGGCAAGCTGGCAAATAGATTTATAGAAATGTAAAGGAGTGATGTTTATGAAAAAGGAAATAGTGGAAGCGATACTAACAGCAATAAATCTCACATTGATTTACTTAATAAATAATATGGCTGGTTTGGCAGGCTTATTAGTTTTTGCATTTGGGGAATTACTAATGGCATTAACAATCTATAACAAATATAGATAGGAGTGATTATTATGGCTATGGGCGTACACCCACTAAACAAAGATAAGTTTTATGAAGCAATTAACCTGTACATATCGGGGCAGGTTTCACAGGTAAAAGCAGCAAAAGTAGCAGGTTGTAGCGTACCGACATTTAAGAAATACGCTAACAAGATTTACGGCGGTGAGGAATTGCCAGATAATTTATGGGGGAAGAAGTGATATTATGAAAATAACAGAAATGAATAACTGCATTGAGAAAATGCGTGAATGTTACAAATTTGATGATGATAAAACAGAAATACGGATTGGGGATATGATGAGTGGAAGTAACAGATATGTAACTGTCGGTGCAAGGGATGAAAACGGAACACAGATTGAAATGACAAGATATGCGGATGAACTGAACAAGGAGTGAGATTATGTTAATAGTCGCATTGCAAGACGATTTAGACAATTTATATGCTATTTGGAACACAGTTACAGACCGATTTTTAGGAGTTAATCTTGGAAAATATGAAGCTGTCGGAATTATTATGGATTACAAGGGAGATTACACTTTTGAAAAGGCATTAGACAGAGTAGAACACCCGCAGCCATTTATAGATATTGCTAAGCACTTATGCGAAGAGCTTAATCGTGATGATGACAAAGTTGAAAATGCAATCAAACACTTAAAAGAAATATCGTGGGAAATAGGAACTACTGGCGTTGAGTATCTTTCAGAGAGAGACGGACAAAAGATGAGAGAGTACATAAATGTACTTGAAAACAGAATTGATGAATTAGAGAGAGAGTCAGACCAAGAAAATAGTCTTTAAATAATTTCCAAAACACTAAGAGGTGCGTACAATATTGGTGTGCTAAGAATAGCTTTTACTACTGACTACGCATATTACCGGCTACAGATTGATTGTAGCCGCTACCAATGAAAATAAAAGTTGATAAAATATAAAAGGAGACAGGAAGAAATGAAAAAATTATTTGTAAGCGTGCCGATGAAGGGCAGAACAGAGGAAGAAATCAAAGAAAGCATTCAGAAGATGAAAAAGATTGCTGAAATATACGAGGGCGAAGAGTTAGAGCTTATCGACAGCTACATTGAGGATAACCCGCCTAAAGACAGCAAAGAAGCTGTATGGTATTTAGGTGAAAGCCTTAAGAAGCTGGCACAGGCTGATGTGTTCATAGGAATTGCGGAGAACTATGATTGGAGTGGCTGCTGCATTGAAAGGGAAACAGCAGAAAGATATGGCATTAAAGCATATATGATTCCAGCAAGATATGTAATTGATGATTATAATGCACTTGTGCAGAAATTACATCCGGCTGTCCGTGACGTATTATTCTAACAAAATTTTACCGGCTAACAAATAGAGTTAGTTGCTACCCTAAAACAGTTATAGGCAGAGGTCTATAAGCACCTTTGCTGAAAAGTGGAGGTGCTTTTCTTGAATTCTGAACTAAATCAACTGATAGATGATTGCGAAAAATACATATCCCAAAATGGAATAGATGAAAATATTATAGAAACCTACTACAACGTGTGCCAGCTTGCCAAGAATGAGGGTGAAATTGACACAATGTTAAAATGTACGGCTAGGGCAAAAGAACTCATAAATGGCTATTGTACAGACCCTGAACAGTTTGATGGAAAAAACATATGGGAAGTTGAGAAAGTTGTACAGGAAAGTGATAGTGAATATCCACTACTTAATCAGTTTTACGATGTACTAAAACTAGAGAGCTATTACAATTTTGAAAGTTTTATGTTTTATATGGAACGTAAAAGACATTGGACTAAAAGATTTTATTTTCCACGCCGTAAAACGCTTAAAGTTGTAGTTAAGGACCTGGAAGACCTTGAAAACAGAATAATTAAATTTTATGGATTATCAATGCCGTCAAGAGTTGGAAAGTCCACAATTTGTATATTCTTTCTTGCATGGGTATCATTACGCAGACCTAACAGCCATTCAGCTATGGGCGGTCACTCTGGAATATTGGCAAAAGGTTTTTATAAAGAGCTTATGAACTTATTTACTACGGAAGAGTATACATTTTCTGAATTATTTTACTTTTGGAATCCGGAATATGCAAAAAAGCCGCTTGTAACAGACAAAAGTGCTGATGAATTTACAATCACTCTTGGAAATCCGGATAGATTTGCGACAGTTACTTGCCGTGGTATTGATGGAACTTGGACCGGTGCAGTTGACGTATCAAAAGATGGATATTTGTATGTAGATGACTTGGTAAGGGATAGAGAGCATTCATTGTCACCTATGCGAATGGAAAATACTTATCAAGAATATCTAAACAAAATGGTTGACCGAAAAAACGATGGGGCAAGAGAACTTATGGTTGGTACATTATGGAATGTCCTTGACCCATTGGAACGAATGAGAAAACGATACGAAAATGACCCACAATACAGGTTCAGAAGAATACCAGCGCTTAATGAAAATGATGAGAGCAACTTTGATTATGAAATAAATGGCTTTTCAACAGCATATTACAAGGATATGAGAGAAAAACTTGATAAAGCTGAATGGATGGCTAAGTTTATGCAAAAGCCTTACGTTCGTGAGGGATTACTATTCCCAGACAACGAATTGAGATTTTTCAATGGAGACTTTAACGATGAGCTGGAAAATAAAGAACGAAAAATAATAGCATTGTGCGACCCGGCTTTTGGCGGAGCTGATAATTTATCAATGCCAGTATGTGCTGATTTTGGCGGAAAGCAGAAATATATTATTGATTGGGTATATAAAAAAGGCACACAGGCGGTTACAGTTCCATTAGTTGTAGCAGCTATCAAGAAACATTACATAACAGAATTGCACATTGAACAAAATGCTGGTGGAAAACTAATAACGGACAGTATAAAAGCTGAAATGAAAAAGCAGAATGTATATTTTTGCAGAATTATTCCATATTACGCAAATACAAAACTGCCTAAAGAAGAAAAAATCAAAGGATATTCTGACAGAGTAAAAGAAACTTTTATTTTCCTTATGAGTAGGCAGTATCTTGCGATAGATGATAGACCAACTTATATAAGAACACAGATGTATCAAGATGCTATGGATGAATTTACAATGTATACATCAGAGGGTAAAAATCCACACGATGATGCAAGTGATTCGATAACACAGCTTGCAATAGTAATAGATAAAAAAGCAACGCAAACAGTAATTATGTCAAGTCCTATATAACAGGAGGGAATTTATGGTAACAAAGGAAGTTTTATCACAGTATTCTGACTTACAAGAAGAAGTAAAAGAAGTAAGACTAAAGATAGAACGGCTTGAAAAAGATATAAGCAAAATTGAAGCTGGAGAAATGGTTATAGATTCTGTTAGTGGTGGCGATGGTGGTAAACAGCATTTTAAGATTGAGGGCATACCATTCCCAGAGTACAGCAGAAAGAAAACACTTCTTTATGCCAGAAAAGCCACATTGCAGTTACTTGAAGATGATTTGTTGGAAAAAACCAATGAGGTTGAAGAGTTTATCGCAAGCGTTGAAGATAGCAGAATGAGAAGAATAATCAATCTTAGATTTTTAGAAAATAAGACTTGGATTCAGATAGCACATATCATAGGTGGCAACACAGAAAGTAGCGTAAAAATGGCTTTTCAAAGATTTATTGAAAAAAATTAAAAGATGTTACGATTGTGACGAAAAAATTATGTATTATTACAATGAGCAAAGCAAATTTCATAAACATGTATAATCCTTATCGAAAAGCATCGTCATTTAATTATGGCGGTGCTTTTACTATGTAACGAGGTAACAATATGATTTTTTATACAAACAAAGACAAGTCAATTATGTGTCCGAACTGCCATAAGTTTTTGACTAAGGCAGACAGCAAAGACCCACGAACACATAAATTAGCGTGCAAGCATTGCCACAAATGGATATGGTATGTACCTAACGATGATGATGATTTTCAAATTAAGGAAATACCACAAAGCAGAAGTTCAAGCGGTATGACATTTTATTAGAGGTGTAGATAATGCAGACAGGAAGAATTGCTATTTATACAGGTGCAAAAGAAATAACACCTGACAATATAATACCAATTTTGCGTGAAGCAATTTTGGAACATGATATTAATTCCAACAGAATACAGTTTCTTCTTGATTATGACGCAGGAATACAGCCAATAGTTAGGAAAAATCCAAAGACTTACAGACCAGACATTGACTGCGAGTGTTGCGATAATGTGGCTAATGAGGTTACCGAGTTCTGCCTCGGGTTCAAGTGGGGAAACCCTATAACGCTAGTTCAAAACGGCGATAATGAGGATTCTAACCTCACAGAAGCTATAGCAGAATTAAACAGTTGCTACGAATCACAGAACGCAAGACAGAAGCAACAGGAACTTGCAAGATATGTTGAAATCGGTGGCGTTGGATATGTCCTTATTGATGTAAATACAGAATATGAGGATGGGGAAAGCTATTTCACATACGATGTTTTGGATCCAAGAACAACATTTATTGTAAGGTCAACAGCTTATAGTGATAAAAGGGTTATTCTTGCAGGCACTTATATCAAAGACAAACATAGCGGTGCAAGATATTACACCTGTTTTACAAAAGATATTCGCTATGAAGTTACGGATGGGATAAAAATCACTAACGGACCAGAAAAAGGAAAAACAAAATGGGGATTTTTAGAGAGAAGCGGGGAAGAGAACCCATTACATAAAATCCCTATCATTGAATACACAAGGTCATTTGATAGAATGGGCTGTTTTGAACGGCAAATATCTGAAATGGATAATTTAAACCTACTCATTTCAGATTTTACAAATGATGTCGAACAGAATACACAGGCAGTATGGCATACAAATGATGTTGATTTCCCGGTTGAACAGGAAACGACAGTTGATAAAGATGGGACACCACATATCACTGAAAAAGTAAGAAAGCCAAAATCTGGAGAATGGATGCAGACCTATACATCAGCAGATGGCAAAACTCCAATAGTTGAGCCACTTGCAATTAATTACGATTACACAGGTATGCTTAACAATATCCAATCAAGGCGACAGACAATCTTGCAGAAATGTAATGTGCCACAGCGAAATGATAATAGCGGCGGCAGTACAGGAGTTGCAATGTCAGATGCAACAGGCTGGTCACAGGCTGAAACAGCGGCGGCAAAACAGCAATTAATTACAGATGGCTGCAAAATGGAAGAGATAAAAGTTGTTCTTGCGGCTATTAAGTTGTCAAACAATGTTAACAGCAGCAACCCATTACTTAAATTAAGGGCAAGAGATGTAAAACCTAACATTAAGCGGCAAAAAACTTATGAAATGTCAACTAAGGTTAACGCTATGGCAACATTGATAAGCCACGGATTTAGCCTTAAAGATACAGTTGATGCAATTCCATTCTTTGATGACCCTAACGATGTTGTAGCGAGAAGCGGAGAAATGGTTAAGGCATATCAAGACAGCATAATTAACAAAGATACACAGAACCAAGCAGAGGGTGGGGATGGAGAACAGCCACCTAATAAAGATCGCACAATGCAAGACTTATCAGACCAGACAGAAAATAGTCCGGTTATAGATAAGAGCAGAACAGATAAATAAATTGATATTGAGCCACAGGGTAGAAATGCCTTGTGGCTTTTTATATGCCCTAGAGAAAGGGCAATACAAATATCGCAAGAAGTTGAGAGAACAACAAAAAACGCAGAAAGCAGAGGTAAAGAAATTATGGCAGATGTAACTAACACAACAACAGAACCAACAACTAACAATGAGCCACAGAATGAAGAACAGACACCTAGCGTAGAAGAACTTATGGCACAGCTTGCTAGTGAAAGAGCTGAAAAAGAGAAGTATAAGAATGCTTCTGATAAAGCCAGTTCAGAAGCAGCTAAGTACAAGAAAGAACTTCGCTCGAAGCAGACAGCAGAAGAACAGGAAGCGGAAGCAAAGGCGGAAGCTGAAAAGTTGCAGGCCGAAAAGTTCGAGAACATGAGTAAAGAGCTTAATCATATGAAAGCTGTCAATGCTTATCAGAAAGTTATAGGTGATGGAAAGGATATTGATTCTTTGATTGAGGCAGTTGCAGACGCAGACCATAGCCTTATAGCAACTGTAATTGCTAATGAAGCGCAAAGACAGGTTAAAGAAGCTAAGGCAGAGTGGCTTAAATCAAGACCAGCTATTAATGCGGGCGGTGGAGAAGAAAGCACGATAACACAGGAACAGTTTAACAAGATGAATTACCACGAAAGAGTAGAATTCAAAAATAAGAATCCAGAACTTTATAAGAAGTTCACAGAGTAGAAAACGGAGGTAAACAAACTATGCCACAGACTAAGTTAGCAAATTTAGTAGACCCACAGGTAATGGCTGATATGGTATCAGCTAAGTTACCAAAGAAGATTAAGTTTTCGCCTATTGCAAGAGTTGATACAACACTTGTAGGCAGACCGGGAAGCACTATTGTTGTCCCAAAATACGCTTATATAGGTGATGCACAGGATGTAGCAGAAGGTGTTGCTATGGGTACAACAGTACTTACAACATCTACAACAGAAGCAAAGGTTAAGAAAGCAGGTAAGGCAGTAGAACTTACAGATGAATCAGTATTATCTGGTTACGGCGACCCACTTGGTACAGCTATCAATCAGATTGCTATGTCAATCGCTGCAAAGGTTGATAATGACAGCTATGATGCACTTTGCACAGCACCTATTGATTACGATGGAACAGCAGCATCTATCAGCTATTCAGCAGTTGTAGCAGCTAATAGCAAATTTGATGATGAATCGGATTCATCACTTACAAAGATATTATTCATCAATCCAGCACAGGAAGCCACATTGCTTAATGATGCTGATTTCAAGAGCAATGACAAGTACCCACTTAATGTAATTATGAATGGAACTATCGGTTCTATTGCGGGAGCACAGGTTGTTAAGTCAAAGAAAGTTAAGTTAGTTAAGTATGAGCTTGATGATTCAACAGGAACAATCAATGTTGTAGCTGATACAACAAGCGAGGATGCAACGAATGTTCATCTTGACACAGCACTTGCACATACGCTTAAGCCAAAGGACAAGGAAATCAAGGTAGGTAGCAAGTTAAAGGCTGTTACAACAGAGTTCTACGCTTGTCCTATTGTTATTGTATCAGCAGAAGACCCTAACGAGGACACAGGTGCAGATGGCGTATCAGAGGAAGAGAACGCACTTACAATCTATATGAAGAGAAGCGTTGAGATTGAATCGGACAGAGATATTCTTGCAAAGACAACTGTTATCTCTGGCGATGAACACTATACAGCAGTCTTAAGCAACGATTCAAAGGTTGTTCTTGCTAAGTTCGGAAAGTAAGAGGTGTTTATATGTTATTAAGACGACATAAAATCAACGCCGCAAAGCAGAGCGAAGAAGTAACAGCAGATAATGTAAGACAGGAAGCTGTTTATGGAGATGAGCTTAAATATGAGGAAGAGCAGGACAAGTTCCCTGCTCAACCTACAAGCGATTACACAAAGACAGCTATTAAGCGTATGCCAACAGCGGACTTGCAGACACTTGCCTTAGAACAAGGTATTGAGAACGCAATGGAGCTTACAGGAGCAGAACTTAAAGAACTGTTAATTGAGAAATTAGGGTTATAGGAGCTGAAATTATGGAATACACCACATTAGAGCAAGTTAAAATCAGACTTAAACAATTTCATATTGAGACAGTCACAAATGATGATGATACAACATCTGATGTGGTAGTGTTCGATAACAAAGAAGATAATCCAATAATCGAACAACTCATTAAACAAGCTACAGAAGATGTAAAGGCAAGAAGAAATTACCCCGACAGCTACACAGATGAAATGATAACCGAGGACTTGAAGAAATTTGAGAGCGTTATCGTTAATCTGGCTGTCTATGACCATTCACAGGCAGGCGAAAACTTTATGTCTGCCTTAAGCGAGGGTGGTGTCAACAGAACTTGGAGAAATAGAGACAGCTTGTTTGTTGGGGTATTTCCGTTTGCTAAAGTTTTATAAAGAAGATTGTGCGTTACCATTTTGCTGATGTCGGCAATATGGTAGCAGGCGGCACACATTAAGGGTGGTGGGCGGTGTGCCATTATTAATTATGAAAGGCGGTATATCAATGCCAATAGCAGTAATTATAAGCATTATTTCAGTTGCTTTTTCCGTCTTTTTCGGACTGTTTACCTTAGGACTTAATCTTAAGAACAACAAAAAGTCTGACAATGCAGAACTTACGGAGCGTGTAAAGGAAAATACACGCATAAATATGAAACTTGACACAATATCAAGCAATACAACAGAGATAAAGAATGAAGTTACAGAAATGAGAAAAGAACTTAATTCTCACGATAACAGGATTATTAAGGTTGAGGAAAGTGTAAAGTCGGCACACCACCGAATAGACGGATTGGAAGCACGACTTAATGAAGATAAGGAGGTATAGCAGAATGGATATAACATCAGTATCAACAGTAGTTGCAATCGTTGTAATAACATATCTGATAGGTTTAGGAGCCAAAGCAATTCCACACATTAAGGATAATTACATTCCTATAATCGTAGGTGTTGCAGGCGGTATCTTAGGCGTTATAGGTATGTATGTAATACCTGACTTTCCGGCAAATGATATTCTTAATGCAATTGCAGTAGGAATTGTGTCCGGACTATCAAGCACAGGTGTTAATCAGATTTATAAACAGGTAAAGAACAATGCTTGACATTAATAAGCAGGCTATGAAGTATTCACTTCAAGGGCAGACAGTAACTATTTATGAAAGAGATGATGACGGCAATATTCTATATGAGGGATATACCGACACAGATGGCAACTTCATTCCTTATCTTGATGATGAGGGAAATAAGATACCCAAAGTTCTTGAAGAGAAAACGGGCTTTTCAGAGCCGGTCGATTTCAAAGCAAACATATCATTCAGCGGTGGAGAAGCACAGAGTAAAGAATACGGCTTTGATACCGCTGATTTTGACGCTATTTTGCTGACAGATAGGAATATGTTGCCTATTCAAAAAGGCGACCTTATATGGCTTAATAGCAAGCCTACATATACATCTGACAAACTTGTTGATGAAACATCAGCAGATTTCACGATTGTAGGCATTAAGCCAGCATTGTATTCAACTAAGTATATGCTTAAAGCAGTTGTAAAGTAGGTGCATTATGGCAAGACATACAATTAATATATCATTGTCTGAAAAGTCCGTAAATGAAGCTATCAGACAGCTACAACAGTACAAGCAGAGTTTACAGTATAAATGTGAACTGCTTGTTGGACGATTAGCAGAATTAGGTGACAAAGCGGCAATTATGAGTGTTAATGAAAGCCCATTAGGTAGGACAGTAACATTGAGAGTTGACAGAAAGCCTATTCAAGATGGCTACCAAGCTATTTTAATTGCTACCGGTAAAACTGTTGAAGTAGAAGATAGAGAGCCATTTTACACGCTATTAGCGATTGAATTTGGTGCTGGTATTTATTACAACAGCGGCAACGAAAACCCAAAGGCTAATGATTTCGGCTTGGGCGTAGGAACATATCCAGGACAAATCCACGCATTCAGCGACGGTTGGTACTACTTAGGTAATGATAATCAATGGCACTACACACACGGCGTTAAAGCTACAATGCCTATGTACAACGCTACAATAGAGATTATTAATCAATATAAGCAGATAGCAAGAGAGGTGTTTAGCTAATGGCAAATGCAAACGATTGGGCGACAGACCTTGAAAACACAGTCACAGCACTTGTCAAGGCTAAAACCCTAGCACAGCTTAAAAAGACATATCCAAAGATAGTCATAACCAATGAGGGGGAAAATAGCGGTCAAGCAGTATTCCCGACAGTATACATTCATTTACTGCCAGCAGTTGAACAAGGGCGAACACTTGACGGACAGACGGTTAACGCATTGTTAGCAACATTTCAAGTAGATGTTACAACTAACACAAGCAAATCTGACTGTCGCAAGGTTATGGCGATAATTACAGATACATTTAAGACAATGAGATTTCAAGGTAACGCAATGCCAGAGTTCTCAATCAGTAATAAAGTACATAAGAGTACCGCACGATTTAGGCGGTTAATCGGAGCAAATGACAGATTATTGTAACAAAGAGCAGAAATGCTCTTATTTTTTTGCAAATTTTTAGGAGGTAGACAAGGTAATGGCAAGTACAAGTTATAAAGCTAGAGTTATCTACAAGGAGCATAGCGAAGATGGCTTTGCAGGCTCATATAAGTTAATGGTTGCGGCTAAGTCAATTTCAGCACCAGTATCAGCACCTAACACAGTTGAAAGTACAACATTTGAAGATGATTCACAGACATTTTTAATGGGTATCAAAACATCTGATGCTAAGACTTACACAGGCAACCTTGAAAAGGCTTATTTACAGGACTTAATCAAGGCAGAGGGTAAGCAGTTAGATATTATTCAGTTATATGGCTCTGACGGATTAGGTGCGGTTGCTAAGTACGCATTTGTTGGACAGGTAACAGCAACACCTAATGATGTTTCTGGTACTGATTCAGTACTTGAAATGACAGTAACAGCAGTTCCTAACACTTCACCTATCGAATGCACAGACAAGCTTCAAGTTGTCGAAGGTGCTGGTGGCACCTTCACAGTAACAAAGGTGGGGGAATAATGAGCTATTCGACTAAATCAAAAAAGGCTGTGTCGAATAGCGTCAAAGACGCCAAAACAGCCGATTACACATCATACTTTGATGATGTAACAGAATAATTAATTTAAAAGGTAGGTGCGGTGTAAAATCCGCACCTTTCCCTATATGGTGATAGGGTGGGAAAGGGTAAAAATTATGATGAATATTAATGTAAATGGAAAAGAATACAAAGTTGAGTTTTCTTTTGGTGCGGCAGAGTGCAAAGAGATAGTGCAGAAAATGTTTTCTGTCGTTAATGGTTCTTACTTGCTTGCACAGACAGATAAAAGCGTTGCACAGGCTTCTTTTGACGGATTAGCAAATATGACAGCAGATGTGCCAGAGATTTGCATTTTAGCCATTTATGCGGGTTGTATTGATAATAACCCTGTAACTATGGATGAAGCAAAGGAACTCACTAGAGCATATATTACAGAGAAGAGAAAGACAGATAAAAGTTACGGATATAGAACATTGTTCGAGGAGATTAAGAAAGCGATGGAAGATGATGGTTTTTTCGAGTTGAGCGGAATAACAACGATGTTAGAGGAAATGGCGAACAATGTGGAAGAAGCGGCACAGGAGCAGAAGAAGCCGACAGTAGTTCCACAGGACCACAAGAAAAAGCAGACTTCCACAAAATAATCTGGGAAGAATACTTTGTCTTAGCCAGTTCACTAGGTATTAGTTATTCAGACTTTCTTAAAATGACACCTACAAAATTATTACTATACGCAAAAGGCAAAAAGATTGATAGACAAAATCGAGATGCAGAAATGTATAACTGGTTTTTTGTCTATGCAATACCGGCTATTTCTTGCGGCATTGGTGCGGCATTTAGTAAAGATACACACATTGAATATCCGAAGCAGGCTATTTTATCAGAAAAAACGGAAGAAAGCGAAGAAGATACCTACGATAAAGAGTTACAGCGAATGTTACTCAATGAACAGAAATGGGCGGCACGAGCTGAAAAGAGAGGACTACCGCCAACAATCCTATAAAGGGGGTTAAAGCGTGGAATTAGATTCATTAGAAGTTAAAATTACCGGTACTGCCACTAAAGCTATCAATTCTGTAGATAAGCTGATAAATCAGCTTACAAGGCTGTCAACATCACTTGCGACTGTAAATGGCTCATCGCTAAGCAGTCTTGCGAGCGGTGTTAGTCAGTTAGGTTCTGCTATGCAGAATATGAACGCAGGGACAGCAGATTTTACCCGACTTGCTAAGAACATCACAAAGATAGGTTCTGTTGATTCGGTTGCACTAACTAACACAGCTACATCACTTCAAGCTGTCACAAAGGCAGTTGCAAGCATATCAGCTATTCCGCAAAATGCAACACAGGTCACAGAATTTGCAAAGTCACTTGGTAAGCTAGGCAGTAAGAGTATAGAAAATGCCGTTGTAAACATTCCAAAGCTAGGCAATGCTTTAAATGGCTTAATGACAACGCTATCAAGAGCACCAACAGTAAGTCAGAATGTTATTCAAATGACTAACGCATTGGCTAATCTTGCTAGTCAAGGTAGCAAGGTGGGTACTTCTTCAAACTCACTTCAAAAGTCACTGTATGGCGTGTCTACAAGTGCTAGGACAGCAACTAGAAGCAGTTGGAACTTAGCAAGTGCGATAGGTAAGTTTTATGCCACTTATTTTATGGTAATTCGTGGCAGTAAGAAACTTATAGAAGCAATTAAGTCAACAACAGATTACATTGAAGCATTCAACTATCAAGCGGTAGCGTTTGGCAAGATTGGTTCAGAGTGGGATAAAGATTACGAAAAGTACGGATATGATAACGCAACAGCATATGCAGAGAGCTTCCAAAGCAGAGTAAACGATACTCTCGGAAAGCTGTCTGGTTTAAAAGTTAATGTTCAAGGCGGTTTGCTTGAAGAAAGCGGAGCAAAGAACTTAGGACTTAACATACAAGAAGTAACACAGTATGCTTCACAGTTAGCTTCTGTTACTAATTCGTTAGGACAGACAGGCGAAGCAACAACGGCTATAACAAAGTCAATGACAATGCTTGCGGGCGATATAAGCTCACTTTTCAATGTGGACTATTCAACAGTAGCACAGAACTTACAAAGCGGTTTAATCGGACAATCGAGGGCATTGTACAAGTATGGTATTGATATTACCAATGCTACATTAGCGACATATGCTTATAACTTAGGCATTTCTAAGTCTGTATCAGAAATGACACAGATGGAAAAACAGCAGTTAAGAGTGTTAGCAATATTAGACCAAAGTAAAGTATCTTGGGGTGATTTAGCCAATACGATTAACAGCCCAAGTAATATGTTACGCCAGTTCAGCAACAATATGAAAGAGGTAGGAATGGTAGCAGGACAGCTATTTATCCCAATTCTTTCAAAGGTTATGCCAGTAGTAAACGGAGTAACTATTGTAATCAAAAGATTATTAGTCAATCTTGCTTCTTTAATGGGTGTTAAGATTGACTTTGAGAGCTTCGGACAAAGTGGCTATAAAGACACATCAGATGGCTTAGAAGATATTTCAGACGGCTACAAAGATGTAGCTGATTCAGCTAAGAAAGCTACATTATCCCTTATGGGATTTGATGAAATAAATAAATTACAGGACGATACAAGCTCAAGTAAGGGCTCAAGCGGTGGTGGCGGTAGCACTATTGATTTGACAGATGATATTGCTAAGGCGGCGGCAGAATATGAAGCGGCGTGGAATAAAGCATTTGCCAATATGGAAAATTCGGCAGTTGCTTGGGCTGATAGAATAGAAAAAGCCATAAAAAAGGGTGACTGGTACGGAATAGGTACTTACGCAGGCAAACAAATAAACAAAGGGATAAATGCTTTTCCTTGGAAAAAAACAGGAGAAGCAATTACAGAAGCTATTTGCAATGTTTTGGATTTTGCAGATGGATTTGTTAGTTCTGTTGATTGGGAACAATTAGGAAGAAATATAATAAAGTTTATTGAAGGTATAGATTTAGGAAAAATAACTGTAAAAATTTTGGACCTAGCAATTGACTTAGGAGTATCAGCAATAAAATTAATATGGGGTGCTTACCAGGAGATATACGACAAATGGGGAATTGCAGGAATTTTGGCTTCTTTGGTTATTCCGGGCGGAATTCTTACACTTAAATTTATTACGGAATTTTCAGCAAGCATAGATGATAGTAAATATGTAAAAAAAGCAAAAGATGGCATAGAAAATATAAAAATAGCTGCACAAGAAAAATGGAATGAAATTACAGATTGGTGGAATAATACAGCAATCGTAAATTGGTGGAATAATGATGTTACGCCTTGGTTTACTAAAGCGAAGTGGCAGTCACTTGGAGATAATACAAAAGATAGCTTGCAAGATAGCTGGACTTCTTTTAATAACTGGTGGAGTAGTACAGGTATATATAATTGGTGGAATAATGATGTTACGCCTTGGTTTGCTAAAGATAAATGGAACAACTTGGGTGATAATTTCAAGTCAAGTCTACAAGATAAATGGTCTGATTTTTCTTCTTGGTGGAGCACAACCGGAATTTACAATTGGTGGAATAATCACGTAGCACCTTACTTTACGGCAGATAGATGGCGTGATATGGCAGATGGAATAAGAGTAGGCATACAAGATAAGTGGAATAATGTAGTTAATTGGTGGGATAGCAAACCATCCCTTAGTGAAATTTCAGTAGCCGTTGAGAACTTTTTTTATAAAGTAAGAGATATGTGGTATAATTTCAAAGATTGGTGGGACAACTTAGGACTTAGCTTTCCACATATAAAAACGCCACATTTCGATATTGATGGCGAATTTAGTCTTGTGCCACCTCAAGTGCCCAAGATAAGTGTTGATTGGTATGCAAATGGCGGCTTTCCAAACAAAGGACAGTTATTCGTTGCTAATGAAGTAGCACCCGAAATGGTTGGTACTATGGACGGAAGAACAGCAGTAGCCAATCAACAAGAAATTACAACAGGTATTGCTAATGCAGTTTATCCAGCAGTATACAATGCGGTTGTAGCGGCTATGTCAGAAGCCAACAACAACGTTAATATAACACTACAAGGTGACGCTGATAAATTGTTTACAATGGTACAGGATAAAGCTAATAACTACACTAATATGACAGGGCAAGCAGCATTCCCTTATTAATTGACAAATAAATAATAAAAGAATATATTTAAAGTACTAAAGATAAGGGGGAATGTATATGTTAAAAAAAGGCTTATATAAAATGCTGGAAGTATTAGGAATAAAGAAAAAACAGCAACCACAAATTCAACGCCCACTAAATCCTAACTTTAAAGGAGTGTACAGAGCGACAGAAAACGGCTTAGTTGAAGTATATTGTCCAAGATGTAGCAGTTGGGACTGCTCTCACACACAGATTACAACAACTGTACCACAGAAAACTAAGACAAGATATACCGTTAATTTGAATCCGTTTAGACCGTTTACACTGGTTAATAAGAAAGAGAAGATTAAGCAACAGGGCGGAACTTATTCACAACATAGGTTTGTGTGTAACAGATGTGGGCTGATTTTTTGGTAATACATGATTTTAATGGAGCGTATCTTTTCGGTGCGTTCCATTTTTTATTAAAAAGTGCTTGACAATTATTGCAAGGGCAGTTATTATAATAACATAAATATTGCAAGGGCAATAATTGAAAGGAGTGATTATTATTAGTCCAGCAGGAAGACCACATAAGGAAAACCCTAGAAATGTTAATCTTAATATCAGAATAACAAAAGATGAAGCTAATCGTATTCAGAAATGTGCTGATGAATTGAAATTAACAAGAACCGACACCATTATGAAAGGTATAGGGTTAGTAGAAAAAGAACTTAAAGACAACAAAAAAGAGTAGCAACAAGTCGGTCAAAACTTTTAGTTGCTACTCAAACCACCAATCCGAAAGGAATTGATAAATCTATCATATCAGTTTCTTTCGGAAAATTCAAGAATATTTTCGGAGGAAAAACAAATGAGTAATGTAGAAATCGTAACAAATATTGACATAGCGTCAGAAATTGCACACGCAACAGTAACAGAAGTTTTAGCAAATATGGAAAACGAAAGAATAGGATATGTTCTCATAGGAGTTTTACAGCAATTAGAAACTATTCAGGACAATGTTAATAATTTTGATTTAAAGGAACAGGACAAGACTACAAAGGAAGTGGCATAATATTATTGCGTGAGGCATTGTGGGCATATACTCCCACTACGCAATAAGTTCTGCTTTGAGCGAATGATAAATTTGTAGGAGGTAAAATAATGAGTTATAATAATCCAACTACAAAAGATGACACTCACAATGAGATTAAGGCACCAATGAACACTAAGAATATTTGCGGCGTAGACTGCTATGAGCAGAATGGCGTTGCTTACTTAAGATTGGAAAATGTTGCTAGAGGACTTGGGTTTACCACCGTTGCAGCAAGTGGCAACGAGGTTGTTAGGTGGAATACGGTCTACAATTATCTAACAGATTTAAAGGTCGTTGCAGGAAGTTGCAACGGCAATTACAAAGGGAATTGTCCAGATTTTATCCCAGAAAACATCTTCTACCGACTAGCAATGAAAGCCAAAAATGAAACAGCAGAGAAATTTCAAGCATTAGTGGCTGATGAGATTATTCCGTCAATTCGTAAGAATGGAATATATGCTACTGATAATGTTATTGATGAAATACTGAATAATCCAGACTTTGGAATAGAATTATTAACAAAGTTAAAAAAAGAAAGGCAAGCAAGAGTTGAAGCAGAAAGAAAGAACGCTATCTTAACGCACGTCAATAAAACATATACAATGACGGAGATTGCTAAAGAGCTGAACTTAAATTCTGCTATTCAACTTAACAAGTTGCTTGCTGATAGAAAAATTCAGTACAATGTCAATGGAACTTGGGTTCTTTACTCACCATACAGCAGTATGGGATATGAGGAAATTAAACAAGAAATTCTTGACAGTGGTAAAGTAATCTATCATAGACGAATTACCCAACTTGGAAGAGAATTTATACTGCAATTATTCAATAATGTTGCATAAGTTCTCTTGTGAGATATAATAGCTCAAACAGAAAGAAAATTCAATAGCTGTAAGAAATTTACAGCTATAAAAAATCAGAACAAGTTGGGTAGACCTGTTCTGATTAGCACATATGAGTACATATAAGTTGCTCACGTCAATAATAACAAATAAATAGCAAAATGACAAGGACATTTCACTTAATTGTGAGGTGTCCTTTTTGTGTGCTTGGAAAGTGAGGTTTTACTATGAATTTTATACAATACATAAAGCAAGCGTGGAAAGCTGGCACTAGCGGCGGCACTCCAATAAGCCCAGATAGACTTAACCATATGGAAGATGGAATTAAGAGTAATAATGATATGATAAGTGAACTAAACAGCAATATAGCTAATAGTGACATTGAGGGAATATTTAATTACCTAGGTCTTGAATTAATCATATACCACAAATTGGGCATATGTTACCTGCATTCCAGCGGCAGATTAACTCAAGCATTTCCAAAAGAATGGACCACAATTGGTGAAATAAGCAATATAAATTACAAAGGTTATGGACACTTAACCGCTAATACTAGTGGAAAAATAATAAAATTTGCATATATAAATGGAACTCTAAGTGCATATGCACCAAGTTCAACAAATGCGATTGAATATGTACAAGACAGTTGCGTACTTATCTGAATTAACTATTTACCAATTTTTAATTATTAAACTTTAGGGTAATCAGAAAAAAATAAATTATAAAGCTGTACACAATAAAATTTCCACATAGCCATTAAAGTATGTGTTACTACCTGCCCACCCACCAACTTGGCATATATGTCCATCTGATATACCAACCATTGTGTAAGTAATACCAGCATTTCTTCCTAAGTGTTGCCCACATATACCTATTGCTTTATAGCCGGTAGGTAGCGTGAATTCCTTTTCTATTAGGAACGGCTTGTTAGCTTCAATTACTGCATTATCGTAACTAACCTTGATTACTTTAAATAAATTATAAGAATTGCTGTTTAGCTTGCTTATCATATCGTTATTATTCTTAATTCCGTCTTCCATATGGTTAAGTCTGTCTGGGCTTATTGAAGTAAATATATAGAAAAGAGGTGATTGAATGATAAGCGCTGTAATTATCGAGGGAGTAACATTCCCAGTAGCATATAACGGCTACACATACAGCAGAAATAAGATATGGTCTAAGAACACAGGAAGAAACGATTATGGAGAAATGGTAGGCACAATCGTGGCTATTAAAGACAAAGTAGAACTGCAATTACCGCCACTTACAGGCGAACAGGCATTGTTACTTGATAATGTGATTAGTGATGAAAATAACCCATTCCCGACAGCACAAGTCCTATTCTTAGGCGGTACACAAAAGGAAATGACAATATACACAGGAGATGTGACATATCCGTATCTCACAAGAGCAAAGAATGAGGATGGATTAATAGTCGGAGCAAAAATAAGTTTAATTCAGAAATAAGGAGATTAACTATGAAAATAACAGGAAATGAAGTTTTAGCACATTATGAAGCACTTGCAAGTGTAGCACAGCTTAAAATGGGTGGCAGATTAGCAGTTGCCATTATGTCTAATATTAAGGCATTAGAGCCACACTTTAAAGCGGTAGTAGAAACGATAGAAAAGATACGCGAGGAAAATAAAGATAACAACGATAAGATAAAATCAGAACTTGAAGAACTAGGAGAACAGGAAATAGAAGTATCTGAATACACAAAAGTTGATATAAGTGCATTTGATAGTTGCGAAGCCATTGAGCCAGCTAAGATTATCGCACTTAGCTTTATGATTAACAATTAATCAGCAGAAAGGAGCAACCTAATGAAAAATTTTAATTGGGGTGCGGATTTCAATTTGCTGTATGCAAGATATTACAGCAAATATTTAGTTGACGGAAAAGAATACAATCAGACACTTAATGAGTTTAAGTACAGCAACATAATCAATCCGAACAATAGCATTTCCATAGGTAACACTTGCAGTAGTAGTGTTACCTTTTCTATTTATAATCCAGAAATCACGCTTGAAAATAAGGATATAACCATTTTTGAGGGTGTTAAGGGCGATAGCGGCATTGAGTATGTACAGATAGGCATATTTACTGTAACTAAAGAAGAAAGTAACGGCGAATACACTAAGTACACAGCTTATGACAAGATGTACAAAGCTGAAAAAGGTTATTTTTCAGCTTTGACTTATCCTAGTACGGATAAGGCTATTTTAGAGGAAATCTGTACAAAGTTAGGCATACAGTTAGCGACTAGCATAACAAACACACATACAATCATAGATAAGCCGCAAGGCTATACAATGCGTGAAATGATAGGTTATATGGCTATGCTACAAGGTGGAAATGCGGCTATTAATTCTGACGGAAACCTTGAAATAAAGTGGTACAAAGATAGCGATTATGTGCTTGACGGACATCAATACTATCAGCAAGGGGTTACTTTTACCACTAGCAAAGATTTTACGATAAGAAAGCTGACTTGTAACAATACAAAGTCTGGTGATAAGGAAACTAGCACAATCACTAGCGGCAGTGGTACAACTGGACTTAGCTTTGCTAATCCATTTATGACACAAGCTAACTTAAATGAGATTTATAAAAAGATAGGCGGCTTTCAGTTTAGACCGCTTACAGTTAAGTTTGTCGGTGACTGGCGGCTTGAAGTAGGCGACATTATAACTGTTAATAAGGGCGGCGTTGATTACAAAGTGCCTATAATGCAGATAACACACGAATGTGATGGCGGCTTAATGGACACAGTTACATCTATCGGACAATCTGACACAGAAAACAGTAATATTGCTAGCGGTCCGATAACAAAGCAAATGGAACGATACTACGCTGATTTAGTCTTAATCAACAAGGCAGTTATCGAAAATGCTGATATAACTAGTGCTAATATTGAGAGTTTAAAAGCACATCAAGCGTATATCGACCAATTAAAGGCTAATAAGATTGAAACTATTACAGCAAATATTGTTAATTTGACGGCAAATAAAGCTACGATTAATGAAGCTAATATCGCTAAGTTGCAAGCAGATTATGCACAGATAGGTGTATTAAACGCAGACGTAGCAGACATTAAGACTTTAATGTTTGGTTCTGCGACAGGTAAAAGTTTAACAACAGAATTCGCTAATGCAGTTGTAAGTGTTATTGGCAATGCACAGATAAAATCTGCTATGATTGATAGTATAGCCGCAGATAAGATTACAAGTGGGAAGATTTATACAAACCTTGTTGAAATTCTAAGCGAAAGCGGAAATCTTGATATAGCTGACAATACGATACAGATAAAAGATGATAACAAGGTTGCAAGAGTTCAAATAGGTAAAGACGCTAATTCGGACTACAATATGTATGTCTGGGATAAAGCTGGCAATCTTATGTTTGATGCCTTAGGACTTACTGAAAAAGGTGTTACGAGGAAAGTTGTTCGTGATGATGTTGTTCAAGATAATGCTAATATCAATGCAAGCAAGCTGGATATTGAAACACTATTTAGTGTTATCAATAACGATAACACCCATACACTTAAGAGCAATAAAATTTATCTGGACAACGAGGGGCAGACACTTAATGTCATTATGCAAGCTATAACAAGTGGTGCTGGCAAAGATTATACTCAATGGGGCGGTATGATGAAAGTTGCTAGTGATTTTATCACTAACAAGTTGTGGTGGACTGAAAATGTTGACAACGAAAGCATTAAGACTAAGTTTTCTACTGTTAATCAGAAACTAGATAGTTACGAAATCACGTTATCCGACTTATACCAACAAACGAACGATAATTTTATGGTGTATACAGTTACAGAAACACCTAACAAAGATAATTACCCAGCTATTGATTGGTTCATACCTATTTATCCGTCAGATGATTTATTTCCAAGCGATAATCTTACTTGGACTTATAGCAATGATGAATACGCAAAATATCACGGGGCAATAGCATACAACGAAACAGCTCATAAAACTTGGCGTTGGGCTAAAGATGGTAAAGGTAATTGGGGTTGGAAAGAGGTATCTAACACACAATTAGCCTATATGCTTAATCAGAACGCTAGTCTTAAGATTAATCTTAAGAGCATATCAACAGAATTAACACAGACAAAGAAAAATCTGACAGATAATTATAGTACAACAACTACTATGATTAACAAAATTACGCAGGAAATTAATGATAATGGTTCAAGTATTAGTTTGGCACTTAGTGGAACTTACGCTAAGTCAAGCGATTTAGAAAGTTATGCAACTAAAACAAGCCTTGATTTATATATCAAAAAAGACCCTAAAACAGGCGAGCTTAAGAGTGCTATCGAAGCTATTGCAGATACAATAAATATTACTGCAAGGGGTGGGCTTAATTTAAGTGGCAACAGGTTTACATTAAACAGCACGAACGCCAGCATTACAGCAGACGGAACTATAACTTGTAGCAATCTGATTGCCAACGGCGGAAACGTTGGCGGCTGGAAAGTGTCTAAAGATTCAATAAGTACAATATTTAAGCAGAATAATGACTTATTCAGAATTGCATTACAAATACCTGGTGATATTACACCATATGTTTTTTCGGTTTTTCACGGAACTGAAGATGAGGGATACAGCAAAAGTCCTAATTTTTATATAAGTCAAACTGGTAAACTATATGCAACTAACGCACAAATTACAGGAAGCGGCTATTTTTCGTCTGGCACGATTGGAGGCTGGGACATCAGCAAGTCTTCTATCTATAAAGATTACGGCAAATATAGAACTTATATACAGGCACCCGCTAATTCCGAAGCTTGGACATTCTCTTGCCAAGAAGAAAGAGATGGGGCATATTATGGTAATTGGTACGTTCGTGCGGATGGATATATGTATGCTTCTAAAGGTCAAATTGGCAATTTCTCAATTGATAATGGTATATTGTCGACATATCAAAATAATGGAATTAAAGGAATGTCGATAGACCAAAATTACATTAAATTCTATTCTTGGGTCGACGATTACGAAAATTATGTAGGTTCGATAACTACAACAAGATACTATACTAGCAATAATGAAGTAAGAAGAGCTTTAGTGCTCAATGCAGATTATGGAGATGTTGTCGGAATAAATTGCACTAAGAATAAAACAGAAAATACGGAATACGAATTCATTATAAGAATAAACGACGATTTAAACAAATCATTAGAGTTTTTTTCGCCCAATATTTCGATGAATGGCGGTTACCAAGACAATATTAAAAAACCAACGACACTTACAGTATATTGCTATAATCCAAATTCAGGAAAAGACACACAAAATGTCAGAATTACAAATACAGAGGACAGACACTACGAGAACTGTGAACTGTCAGTATATGGAAGTACATACATAGGATATGATTTGCGATGTTTCGGGTCAATTTATGGAACAATCGCTTCTGATTCAGACGAGAACGTAAAAAAAGATGTTCATTTATTGAATTCAGAAGAGTCTTCTGAATTCATCTACAATTTAAAACCTTGCGAATTTAAAATGATTAACGGTACTTCTAATCGCTACCATCACGGATTTATTGCACAGCAGGTTAAAGAAACTATGAAAGATGACTGGGGATTATTTATCGATAAAAAGATTAATAATGATAACTACGAAACACAAGTCTCAGACGAAAACGGAAATACAACTAAAGAGCTAACAGCAAGATACGCATTACGCTATGATGAATTAATAGCGGATATAGTTGCGACTGTACAATCGCAGAATATGCGTATTAAAAAATTGGAAAAGCAATTAAGCAATTAAGGACATCTTCGGGTGTCCTTTTTAATGCGAATTAGGAGGTAAAACACAATGTTAGACATCAACTCATCAATTCAGAAGAACGGAACATTATCCGTTCAAAACTCAGACGGGGCACTTAAACAGGTAGCTTATCTGTCAGCTACAATCAGCGAAAGCGGCACAGTTAGTATGTCAGCTAGCTTCAATGACTTTGCGGCATACTTGGCAAATGATATAGCACTAGACAGCGAGCTTAAGAGCTTTCTTGATGGTGTTAAAAACACATACAAGGCAACATACAGCACAGAAGATAGCACAGTTGGTTCAGATGTAACAGGAACAGTAGAAAGTGAGGTATTTTAATTATGATTAAATGTGGAGATTTTTCAGCGTGGAATGGTGTAGTTGACTGGAACAGAGTTAAGGCGGCAGGACTTACTCACGCTATTCTTAAGGTTATCAGACGTGATTTTGACCCAGATAAGCAGTTTGAAAACAACTGGAAAGGCTGTCAGTTAGCAGGTGTGCATATCTGCGGTGTATACAATTATGTTTACACGCCAACAGTAGAAGAAGCTATCGCAGCGGCTAAAAGAGTATTAGAGGTACTTGACGGACGTAAGGTAACAGTTTGGATGGACGTTGAAGATACTTGTATGCGAAACTTAGGTTCAGAGCTTATTGATATTATCAAGGCTTACAAAGAGGTTATTGAGGGTGCAGGATATGACTTTGGCGTATATACTGGCTTATCATTCTATGGTAGTTACATCAAGCCCTATACAGACCCTAGCGACTTAGATTGTCCGTTCTGGATAGCACGTTACTACTTAGGCTATGATGAAATGCAGTTAAATGATGATGTTAATACAGACAAGACACCTAACATTGACCATTACCTTGCAGGCTGGCAGTATACATCAAGCGGTGTTGTAGATGGAGTAGACGGAGTTTGCGACTTATCAGAATTCTATGGCTTTCATAATGAAGAAGATAATACAGAAGATAACAGCGAAGAAGATAACACAGAGGATAGCACAGATGAACACGTATATGCTACATATGCCGCTTATACAGACCGTTGGTGGGGTGAAGTAGAGGGCAGAGAAGATTGGGCTGGCGCAGGCGACAATAAAGCTATCACAGCACTTATTATCAAGGTTAGCAGAGGTTCAGTTAAGTACAGAGTTCACTTAAAGGGCGGTGATTGGCTTCCTTATGTTACTGGCTTTAATTATGACGATTACGATAATGGCTATGCAGGTGACAAGAAGCACGAGATTGACGCAATAGAAATCATTTACTATACGCCAGAGGGTGAGCCTTGGAAGTATGCAAAGTATATGGTATCTGTATTCAATAACCGCAACTTCTATCCAGAACAGATAGACAATGAAACATCAAATGGAATGGACGGATATGCAGGCGTTATGGGTAATGCAATCGACAAGTTCCAGTTAGTTGTCGAATAAAGTCGAAATAACACGACCGAAAGTATTTGAAATATACTAACGATAAATGTATAATAAACTTGTCTTTGAGAAAAGACCCTTAAACATTTTCAAGTTCTGGCAGGCGATATTGTTTGATTGGCGTTGGCAATATCGCCGCTACACTTGACACTATAGAACGTGTGTTCTATAATAATCGTATCGCTATCAAACGTGCAAGGGCAAGAGAGGGGAGTGCAGGTTTATGAGTAATGAGGAATACAGGCGAATAATAATAGAAACAGTCAATAACTGTAATAATAAAAGATTTTTAAAGTTTTTATATGAATTAATTATATCATTCAAAAAGAAATGGGGCATTTAATGCCCCTCTTTCTCATACCAATAGGCTATATTGTCAAATATAGTTTGTTGATGTTCTTTATTAAGTTTCATTAACTTCTTAACACTATCCAACATTTTCTTATCTGACATTAAGTCGGGAATGATATCAGCATTATCAGTAGATAAATTATCTTCCCACCCCATTAAATATGATGGAGAAATATCAAGAATCTGTGCAGCAATCTGAATTTTATCGCTTGGTATGTTTGTTACGGCATTGTTTTCATACTTATATAATGTCTGTTTAGAAACGCCCATCTTTTTAGCCAACTCTACTTGTGACATATTGTTAAGCTCTCTTTGTTCCTTAATCCTATCTCCAACAGTTTTAATCATTAGTGTTTCCTCCTTTCCTATCGGTAACTTGATTATAGCACAAAAAAGTTACAAGTCAAGAAAAAAATAACTTGACAAGTTACTTTTGCGGTGTATAATAAGAGTAACTTCAAAAGTTACGAAGTTGGAAAGGAGATGAGAAGATGGTTGATACAAATAAGCTTCGTGGGATTATTGCTGAAAACGGAAAAACGCAGACAGAAGTTGCACAAATGATAGGCGTAACGCCCAAAACTTTCTATCTGCGAATGCACAAGGGTGTTTTTGGAAGTGACGAAATTCAGATTATGATTGATAATTTGAATATTGAAAATCCTATGGAGATTTTTTTTGCAAAGAAAGTAACTTCATAAGTTGCCACAAGGCGCATAAGAATTAGAATTTTTGATATTGATACAATAGAGAAGTGATGGTAGCGGTAAATAGTTACAAACTTTTATTCAAACATCATTAGTTCTTTTTGGCAGGGATAGCGCCCTGTTCGTATCAAGTGTGAATTACCTACCGATTGGCAGTTTTGTCTTTAGCATATTTATTTAATTCTATTGATATAGAAATAAGAGCGTACAGGGTGCAGAAGTCTACGCCACAGAAGTATGAGCCGACCACTGATACGCACAATGCTATGACAGTATCCATACAATCTCCTTTTTGGAAAATGTCTACCATCACTTCTCTATTGTATCAATAAACATAAAGTTCTACAAGCTACAACAGATAGAAATGAGCAAAATTGCTCAAATGTGCCTTAAAAGGAATATATCACACATTATTAGAAAGGAATGTTTATGGAGTTACAGATTTTTAACAATTCAGAGTTTGGAGAAATCCGAACCATTGCTAAAGATGATGAACCTATGTTTTGTCTGGCTGATGTATGCAAAGCATTGGAACTTGAACAGGTAAGCAGAGTTAAGGCAAGGCTTAAAACAGATGGGGTTACTACAAGTAAGGTCACCGACAGATTAGGCAGAGAACAGGAAGCCACATTTATTAATGAGAGTAACCTTTACAAAACAATCTTTCAGAGCAGAAAAGAGAGTGCAGAGAGATTTACAGATTGGGTTACATCAGAGGTACTTCCGTCAATCAGAAAGACAGGGAACTATGGTGTACCAAAGACAACAGGCGGTCAGATACAGTTATTAGCACAGGGTTATACAGAACTTGAACAGGCTGTTAACTCTATCAAAGAAGATATGACAGAGCTTAAGGATAACACGCCTCTTTACGGCTGTGAGATTGATGAGGTCAAACAGCACGTTAATAGAAAAGGCGTAATTGTACTTGGTGGCAAGGATAGCGAAGCTTATAAGAACGGCAGTATTCGCAGTTCGGTATATTCTGACATATATAAGCAATTAAAACGTGAGTTTGGTTGCGTAACAACATATAAGAGCATAAGAAGAAAGTACATTGATAATGTACACAAGTTTATAGATGATTATGAGTTGCCTATGGCACTTGCTGAACAGGTAAAAGAAGCTAATGCACAGATAAGTATGAGTTTTTAAGAAAGGAGTAAGAGTTGGAAAGATTGATAAAAGAATTAATCGCAGTTGAGAAAAAGAGAAATTCCTTGCTTGCGGAACTGAATGAGAACTTAAAGAAACTGACAAGCAAGGAAGATAAAGAGTATCAGGGTGAAGTTGGCAAATCAGCTTTTAATCTTGATTGAGCCAGTTATGGTAATGTTCCAGCATTTCCATAACACCAATTTCAACCCACGCACGTCTAATGAATTCGTGCTTTTCACCCTCATCAGCAAAGTTATTGCTATTAGCGCTTTTCATAACTTTTTGATGAATAGAAGAGTGAATGTTAGCACCATTTTCATTGACGAACTTTTTAAAATCGTTGAAGTCTTTCAAGGTTTCACCTCTTTCCTATAAAAAGATAAGAGGATTATATCACAATTTTTAAAATAAGGAGAAGTTTATGGAAAAGGAAGTACAAGCAACACCACAATATAGCATATCAGTAGAGGGACTGATAGCAGAAAGAAACAAGTTAGAAGTCTCTATTGCAGCATACAAGAAAGCTAAGAGAGACAGCAAGATAGCTGAATATTTATGGATGTTATCAGCAATATTATTTATTGTGTCAATGATATTTCAGCTTATTAATTAGAAAGGAGTTTTAGCAGATTGATATTTATTATTTCTGAAAAAGGCGAGCAGATTAATGAGGTAGAAAAACTTGAAATCCTGGCACACATTGGCAGAAGAACAAGTTACCTCTTAGGAAGAAATAAACATTGTGAGCCATTAAGGAACATAGTTACAAGAGATATTTTAGGGCAGTTAAAGCACGAATACGGGTGTGGTTTGAGTGAACTCAAAAAGAAGTACATAGCAGACACTCACGATTATATCGACTGCTACGAACTGCCTACAATAATGAAAGAGAGATATAAGCTATGATACAGGGATTTATGCTAGGAACGATATTCGGGATGTTTTTAGAACTGGCTTGTATCGTTCTGACAATGGCAAGGGCAAAGAGAAAAGAAAGGATTGAACAATATGAAACAGGTAAACGAGAAAGTAATAACAGTACAGGATTGCATTGATATGTACGAGAAGAAAGATATGGTGACAGTTATAGACGGCGGCAAAGTCGTAGGATTCGTTAAGAGAGGAGAAAAGGAATGATAACAAATAATAAAGCCTATATGATAGGTAAGATTACTAAGAAACCAGTATTTTCACACGAGGTTTATGGTGAGGGATTTTATATTTTTCACATAGAAGCTCCAAGAAAAAGCGGCAATGTAGATACGCTTCCGGTCGTTGTATCTGAAAGACTTGTTGACATTAACAGACTAGATGTAGACAGAACTGTAGTAATTAACGGACAGATTAGGTCATACAATCAACACATAGATGGCACACATAGCCATCTGATACTTAGCATATTCGCTAGGGAGATTGATATATTAGAGGATGTTGAAATTCCACTGGATACGAACAATTCAATTGAAATCGTAGGGCATTTATGCAAAGCACCTACATATAGAACAACACCGCAAGGCAGAGAGGTATGTGACATTATGATGGCTGTCAATAGAGCCTATGGTAAGTCAGATTACATACCTTGTATCGTATGGGGAAGAAATGCGAGATTTGCAGGTAGACTTGAAGCTGGGGAACATATTCAGATTCAGGGAAGATTCCAGAGCAGGGAATACGCTAAGAAGATAAGTGACAATGAAGTTGAAACAAGAACTGCTTATGAAGTATCGGTAAGCAAGATTGATTATGCAGATGAGGGCGAAGCTAATGTGCAGTGATATTACGGTTAGAGAGTTAGCAAGTATGGCGCTTGATGAAGATGCGATGTGTCAGATATGGTCACCACGATACGGAACAATCTTTGATGGTTCGTTTAATGAAGCTAAAAATTGTACATACATAAATATCGTGGTTGATAGCTTTCAGGTTGAAGATGGTGTATTTATTATGAATATTTAATAAGGAAAGGATATGTTTATGAAAAAAGCAGTTTTAAAAAAGGCAGTACTTGAAAACTTTATGTGTTATGCACACGCAGAGTTTGATTTTTACAGCATTACAAAGATTATTGCTAAGAATGGTGTAGGTAAGTCAACAATAGCCACAGCTTATCTGTGGTGCTTATTCAACTGTGATTATGAATTAAAGGATAATCCAGTTGTCAGACGAGAGATTGACGGGAAATCCGTTGATGATATGGACACAAGTGTTGAACTTACACTTGATGTTGATGGAAAAGAAGTAACTATGAAAAAAGTACAGGCCCGTACATACAACAAGGATAAGACAGGTTATAAGGATGATAACTCATATTACATTAATGATGTGAGAAAGAACCTTAAGGACTTCAATGCATACCTTGATGTTGATATGAATGTATTTAAGATGTGCAGTAATGTAAATGCTTTTCTTAATCAAAAGCCGGCAGAAATGAGAGAATACCTGTTTAGCCTTGTTGAGAATGTTACAGACCTTGATATAGCACATTCTAAGGCTGAATTAGCCGAGTTAGTTCCTTTATTGGAGAAATATACGACAGAGGAATTATCTGCTATGAATAAGGCTACCAAGACCAAGATTACAAAGGATTTGCCAATTCTTGACGGACAGATTAAGGAAAAGGAGCGTGACATTCAGCTTAAACAGGCTATTGAAGTATCTGACCTTGAATTACAGAAAAACAGCCTTAAAGTACAGATTGCTGATTGTGTGGCAAAGCAGACTGACAATAACAAGTTGATGACTGAATATGACAAGGCTAGTTCAGATATTCTTAACTTGAAGTTTGAGCTTAACGATATGAGCCGCAAAGCCAATGAGGACAATATTAAGGCTAGGAGAGAGATTGAGGACAAGATTTCTGATAAGCAGTTTCTTGTTAGGCAGACAGAAAAGGCTATTGCTGATACAGAAAAGAGCATTGAGTATCAGCAGAATACCATTGAGAACATAAATAAGAATTTGCAAGATATAAGGGATAAGTGGAAAGCGGAGAATGAACGCAAATTTGACGAAACAAACCTTATTTGTAGTTATTGCGGACAGGAATATCCCGAAGATAAGAAAGAACAGTTAAGGACTGATTTTGATAGCCACAAGGCAGAAGAATTAAAGGCTATCACAAACAACGGCAACCTTATTAAGGGCAAACTTGATGAAAATAAGAAGATTCTTGAAGATTTGCAGAAAGAGCTACCACAGCATAAAGAAAGCCTTGAAATGCTGAATGCAGCTATTGCAGACCTCAAAAAGCAGTTATCAGAACTTCCACAGGAAATTGATGTATCAGTCACCAAGGAATACAAGGCACTTGAACAGAAGATTGCAGAAAAGGAACAGGCTATGCACAAGGCTAATGATATTTCGGCGATTAAGGCAGAATTAAAGGCACAGGAAACAGCTTTAAGGCAGCAGTTAGCAGAATGTGAAAGCCAGATTGCAAAGTCTGATACGGCAGCAGACGAACAGCGACTTGAAGAATTAAAGCAGACAAGGGTTGATTCTGAACAGAATAAGGCTAATGCCGAGAAAATCCTTGATTTACTTGACGAACTGGATAAGGCAAAGAATGAAGCCTTGACAGAAGCGGTAAACAGCCACTTTGGGTTAGTTAAGTGGCAGTTATTTGAATATGCTAAGAATGGCAATTACAAAAGTTGCTGCATACCTACTGTTGACGGAAAGAGCATTTTAACAACTATGTCTAACAAGGGTAACAGGATTTTAGGCAGAGTTGATATTTGTAATTCTATTCAGAAAATTAGTGGCATATCAGTGCCTATTATTTTAGACGATAGTGAGAGTTTAGATGAAGATAATCAGAAAAAAGTTGCTGAAATGGTAGATAGCCAGTTGATTATGCTGATTGTTAATGATAGTGAGAAATTAGAGATTGTGGAGGGATAATATGACTTCTAGATTAGAACGCTCATTCAATTTCAATGGCTTTAACTGTTATGTGATAATGCGGCATATGGGCGACAACTGTTACAGATGTGGATATGTGCAGGTTTCCAAAAGGTTGCCTATCAATACAGCAAGTATAAATTGCCACGGCGGCATTACATATGCAAACAAAGAAGCACCTAGTCCGCTTGAAATTGATGATAAAAACAAGTGGTACATTGGATTTGATTGTGCTCACGCATTTGATACTACGGATTTTTGGACTGTAAGCAGGGTTAGCAACGAATTAAGACAGATTGTCGGTCAGATTTTAAGTGGAGAAAGGTAGGAAAGTAATTATGGCAGAGAATACACAGTTAGTTGAATATGAATCAAATGGAGAAATGGTAAAAATTTCTCCAACAATGATAAGAAGATATCTTGTAAATGGCGGCGGTAATGTATCTGACGGAGAAGTAATGATGTTTATGTCATTATGCAGATACCAGCACTTAAATCCGTTTTTGAGAGAAGCATACCTTATTAAGTACGGAAGTAACGACCCAGCCACAATAGTTACCGGAAAAGATGTTTTCACAAAGAGAGCCAATGCAGACCCACGATATAAGGGAAAGAAAGCAGGAATCGTTGTAATTAAAAAGGACGGAACAGTTGAAGAACGAGAGGGAACAATGGTTTTACCTAACGAAACTATCGTAGGCGGCTGGGCGAAAATCTTTATCGACGGAAAAGAGGACGAGTATCAGTCAGTAGGCTTTGATGAGTATGCAGGAAGAAAAAAAGACGGCTCGCTCAATAGTCAATGGGCGAAAAAACCAGCTACAATGATTAGAAAAGTAGCTGTTGTACAGGCTTTGAGAGAAGCTTTCCCGGACAGATTTCAAGGGTTATATGCGCAGGAAGAATTTCAGAATATATCAGATGTGAAACTTGATACAGAAAAGGTTGTTGCTGATGAGATTAAAGAAAACGCAAACAGCGTTGATTTTGAAGAAAGCGACATTATCGAGGGCACAGCCACGGAAGTAACCGAAGAACAGGCAGAAGATAACACATTACCGCCATTTATGCAGGCAGAATAGGAGATTAGATATGACAGTATACGAATTAATACAGGAATTAAGTCAGTATAATGCAGATACAGAAGTTAAGTTTCACTGTGAAGCTGAATATGATACTGACGTTGAAGCAGAATTTGACAGAGAGAATGAAAACGACACGCAGGAAGTGACAGTTACAGCAAGTTTTGACGATAAAGTAGAATTTGATGATATTGACAATTATGAGCCAGCACACAAGAGAACTTGGCAGGAAGACCCATTCATTGTTATCAATTTATCTTATTAAGGAGAGCTGATATGAGAGTAATTTCACAGACAGGAAAAACAGATGTTCCTTATGAAAACTTTGTTTTTTCAATAATAAAAATTAGTGGTGGGAATTATGGAATTGTTGCAGTTAAAAATGTCGCAGAGCCACCGGAAGTGTTTCTGAACAGTCTTATAGCAACCTATTCCACCAAAGAAAAGGCAATTAAGGCTATGGAAATTCTGAGAGAGCAATATTCGAGAATTGAAATTATAAAAGCTCTTGCAAGTGGCACATGCAAGCATATGGAAGAATCATTAAAGCCGGAAGAGTTCAAAGACATCCTTAAAAAATACATCAATATGGAAGTTTTCCAGTTCCCACAGGATGATGAAATCGAGGTGTGAGTATGAAATTAAAATGCTTAGGCTCATCGTCAGCCGGTAATTGCTATCTGCTAACTTCCAACAGTGGAGAAACGCTTATCCTTGATTGTGGAATACCGATTAAGAAGATTAAAAAAGGCTTGAATTGGAACATTAAAGATGTTGTGGGTGTGTTATGCACCCATAAGCACCTTGACCATAGCAAGTCAGTAAAAGATTTTGAAGCTATGGGAATACCTGTATTTGCACCATACATAAGCGAAAAACCTATGAAAATTGGTAATGGAGATTTTAGAGTACAGGCATTTGACCTAACAACAATAGATGGAAGTTGGACACATACAGACGCAAATGGCGAACCTTGCCCGATATACGGCTTTCTGATTACTCACAAGGAAATGGGAAGAATGCTTTACATAACCGATTGCGAGGTTGTCAAGTGGAAGTTTAGAGATATAAACAACATTCTCTTAGGTGTGAATTATGACAAGGATTTGGTTGATAAGGATAATGACTCAAAGACAAGACACGTTTTCAGAGGTCACTTAAGTATTGACACGGCTTGCGATTTTGTTAAAGCAAATTATTCAGATAGCTTGCAGAACGTCATAATGTGCCATCTATCAGCAGAAAACGCTGATAGAGATAGTTTCATCGAGAAGATGAAAAAAGTCGCTTATGGGGCGAATGTGGATGTTGCGGAGCGTAACAGGGAATGGGTTTTAAGGAAAGGAGATGAATGTCCGTTTTGATTAGAGAAAACAGAGATAACTACTGGATGTTAAATTGGCTCGATAAATTTATGGAAGGGCATAAAGGATTTATATGTGGCGGTTGCTTCAAGAATATTTTTAATCAAGAGAAAGTGAAAGACCTTGATATATTCTTTCAAAATGAGGGCGATAGAGAGGAAGCAGTTGATTACTTTGATAGTATGACAGCCGGATATACTGATGGAACAATGGAAGATGCTGTTTCGGAAGATGAAGCTAAATACAAGTTCTTGTATGAAAATGATAATGTAAAGGCTTATGTTCACAAAGAAACAGGAATAAGGCTCGAGTTAATCAGTAAAATCTATGGAACAGCAGAGCAGATTATAAGCCAATTTGATTTTTCTATCACTAAATTTGCCTACTACAAAGCAGAGATTGAAGATGAAACAGGGGCAGAAGTGGAAGAAATACCTTTTGATAATGGCGATAAAACGGAAACTCATATTGAATACAGGGTTATATATGATGATAAGTTTTTTGAACACTTACATCTCAAAAGGCTTGTCATTGATGATAAAATTCCATTCCCAATGAGTACATTTGAAAGAATGTTGAGATATGCAAAGTACGGATATTTCCCTTGCAGAGAAACAAAGTTAAAGCTGATTAAGGCTTTAAATGAGTTAAATAACAGAGAGATTGAAGTATCTGAAAGTCTTTATAAGGGCTGGGATTAAATCCTAATGAGTGCCCTTTTTAGAAAGGAGAACTGAAATGAAGAAATCTGAACCAAAAATGATTTTAAATATATCTCTCAATAGTGAGGAAATTGAAGAAAAGGTCAAGATTGCTATGGACGAATATGCAGAGAAAGTTATTTATAAAAATCTTGATGAAGAAATTACAAAAATCGTTGACAGAAGAATTGAAAAACTTACGTCTGCTTCAAGCTGGAGTAGTGACAGGAAAATACAGGGTGTTTCTTTTGAGCAGTTTGTGAAAGAAAGGACCGAAAAAACTATCGGCGATTTTGTAGAAAAGAATATCAAAGAAATCCTTGCCAAGAGATTTGCTGAAATTATGACAGATAGGAGTTTTGATAATGATTAAAGGCAGAAAGGAGCAGAAATGGAGAGATTGACAGAAAGCAATCCATCGTGGATAGATGATGAATTATGGGAAAGGGCTTGCGAACCAGACTGTGAAGAAATAGACGCAGTATATCGAAAGCTCAAAGATTACGAGGATTTAGACGAACAGGGCAGACTTATCAAGTTACCTTGCAAAGTTGGAGATACAGTTTATTGTATTTTCAACAGATACACTAAATGCACATTTAGCAATGAGGAATTCGACGAATATAGATGCCAAGGGTGTGAGCATGAGTGCGACAGCAAAAAAGAAAATTATGTGCAAGATATGAGGGCATATAGCCTTGATTGGATTGTAACAAATTCGAAGAATTTTGGCAAAACTGTATTCCTCACAAAATCAGAAGCCGAAGCAAAACTGAAAGAATTGAGAGGTGGAGAGAATGATAACAGTTGATGATTTAATAAAAATTCTTGATACAGAAGGAAATAGATATGGTGGTGCTACAGGAAAACCAAGAATGTTGAATTTATCTCTAAATGGTAATTTTGCTGGCAGTATTGAATCTGTAAAGCTAGATGGTTATGGAGATGGGCTTATTGCGGACGTGACGATGGAGATTACTTCATCTAAATTTACAACAACCAATGCCGACAGAATAAGAAATATGTCGGATGAAGAGTTGGCAGAGTTTCTTTTAACTTTTAAGAACACATTCGGCGAAGAATACGAGGGAGAAGCTAGTTGTATGGAATGGCTTCAATCAGAAGCGGAAGAAACCGCAACAAATATGGAAAACTTAGATGTAAGGAGATAATAACTATGAATCCCAAATGGAGTGAGGAGGAAGTCCTTTTATTAAAAGATAAATATTCTCGCTTAACAAATGATGAATTAATCGCCTTATTTCCTAATAAAACATTTTTGGCAATCTATAAAAAAGCTTATTCACTTAATTTAAAGAGAGATGAAGAAATTAAGTTTTTGAACAGGTCAAAAGCCAAAAGTGGTAAAAATGCTAGTAATTGGAATGGCGGCGTTAGGAGAACAAGAAAGGGATACGTTCAAATATTAATGCCGGAACATAAAAGAGCAGATAAAGGCGGATACGTTATGGAACATATCGTAGTTTATGAAAAAGCTACAGGAATAGAAGTGCCGCAAAATTGCTGCATACATCATTTGAACGGGATAAAAATGATAACAGAATTGAAAATTTATGTATGATGACAAATTCGGCGCATACAATATATCATCATACAGGACAAAAAAGAAGTGAAGAAACCAGAAAACGAATTTCAGAAAGCAAGAGGAAAAAATATGAATAAAGTGATAATTTCAGGAAGAGTTGTTAGAGAAGTTGATGTTAGATATTCACAGACAGCAAGTGGAAGTATGGCGGTAGCAAGGTACACATTAGCTGTTGACAGAACTTTTAAGAAAGAGGGTGAACAGGCAGCAGACTTTATTAACTGCATTGCATTTGGCAAGAATGGAGAGTTTGCAGAGAAGTATTTACATCAGGGAACTAAGATTATCGTTGAGGGCAGATGGCAGACAGGCAACTATACCAACAAAGACGGACAGAAAGTCTACACCAATGATTGCGTTGTTGAAAGACACGAATTTTGCGAAAGTCGTGCTAATCAGCAGAATAATAATAACAATGGAATTATGGGCGGCAATGCTAATTCAGACAGCTTTATGTCAATTCCGGATGGCGTAGCTGACGAGGGATTACCATTCAATTAAAGAGGTACGAGTATGACAGAAAGTGAAGCAATAGAAGCAATACAGTTTGATTTAGAAATAGGCGGTGAGATACATTCTCAGGTATTGCGTGATGCTGTTGATGTAGCAATACAGGCACTTGAAAAAGTACAACAGTATCGCGCAATTGGCACACCGGAAGAATTGCAGGATATGAAAAGCAATTATTTTGAAGCATTAAGCGATTGGCGTCAATATCGCAAGATTGGGACTTTTGAAGAGTGCAGGACGGCGAGAGAAAAGCAGATACCGAAGAAACCTATATTTAACCATAACCTTAGTGATACTCTTTCTGTATTTCGTTGCGAATGTGGAAACACAATAAAAGTCAGCCACGATATAGGAATAATGAATAACAACAATGCACCGAATTACTGTAGCAAGTGCGGTTGTAGGTTAGATTGGAGCGATGAAGAATGAGATTGATTGATGCGGATAAATTATTAGAGCTGATAAAAGAACAGAAAGAACGAGAGATAGGGGGATACACAAAAGGCATAAATGCTGGTCTGAATATCGTAAAGAGTATTATCAATGATGAAACACAAACTTCAACTGCCTATGATGTAAATAAGGTTGTTGAAGAGTTAAACAAAATTAAAAAGTATAACCTTGATTTGGCGGATATGATGCTTGATATTCAGGCAAACGGAACTAACCGACATTTTATATGTTTAGAGGACGCAATCGAGATAGTAAAGGCAGGTGGCAATTCTTGAGTTATCAGAACATAGCGAGAGCCAAGGCAATAGAACAGGAAAATAAAAAGCGACTATTAAAGCTGAATCCAAAGCTGAATGACAGGAGTGGGATTTACTTCCTACTCCGAGAAGATGAAAACGGATTTAAGTATGCGTATATCGGACAGGCAGTACATACGCTTAGCAGATTGGCAAGTCACCTTGTAGGTTATGAACAGCACATAGACCTTAGTTTACGCAAGCATAAGCTGTACGACAAAGAGAAAAACCCTTATGGTTGGCGAGTTGAATTTCTGAATTTTTCCGAAAGCCAGCTTGACGAAAAGGAGAAGTATTACATCAAACTATATGCTGATAAGGGCTATCAGCTTCGGAATGTCAGTTTAGGTGGCCAAGGAGAAAATCGTGCTAGTGGTTCAATAAGCGAGAGAAAAGCACCTAAAGGCTATATGCAAGGCATACAGCAAGGCAAAAAGGTGTTAGCGAGGGAATTATCCTCTATTGCCGAAAAACACCTTAAAATCGAATTGAGAGCGGATAAGGCTAATAATAAGGTATCACAGAAGCAGTATGAGAAGTTTATGGATATATTGAAAGAAGGTAGGAACGAATGAGCGAAATTAAAGGCTATACAGCAGAAGAAATCGCACGAGATACAAAGGAAAAACTTATTAGTGATTATGAATTTTGCAAGTGTGATTTAGCTGAAATCAGACGGCATGAAAAAGAAATTGCAGATATAAGACTTGAGTACAATTCAAAGATAGTAAAGTACAGGATGGAAAGCGCAAAAAGAGTTCTTGACTTCGTAAGAAGTGAGTATAGGGCAGGTAGAATTTGCGACCTTGAAATACTATTGTGTCATTGCCAAAACAAGCTGAATGGAAATATTGATGGAACGGAATTAGACCTTGATGAGCATTTAAGAGGAGTTCCTTTTGAGAAAGTAGGTGATTCAGAATGAATGATTGCAAAGGCTGTAAATACGAAAATAGCACAGATATGGAGACATTTTTAGAATTTTGTGCAGAATGCAAAAGAGCTTATTCCGATGAAGAAGATAGAGAATTTCAAGAAGATAAGTATAGAACTATAGACTAAAAATCAAAGAAAGGAATAGGTTGTGCGCACATAAAACCGAGGTTTCCTTTTGGTAGATTTAAAATGCTAGAAAATGGATTGTATAAAATGGATTGCAGGGATGGGCTTAAATTAATAGATGATGGAATGATAGATATTGTAATGACAGATATTCCTTATAATATTTCTCAAAAAAAGTCTATTGATAGAAGTGCGATAGATAGCAAGGCATTAAAGAGAAGCGGAAACAAAAAAGAACTCAATTTCAATTATGGCAAATGGGATTTCTTTGCAGATAATGAGGCGTATTTCAGCTTTATTCAGAGCGTCTTTGTCGAAGTGTATAGAGTTATGAAAGACAGTGCTAGTCTATATATGTGGGTTCCTAAAAATGAGGTATCTTTTATTGAATATATACTTAAAGATATAGGATTCCATGTTAGAAGTACATTGGTTTGGTGTAAAACCAATCCTTGCCCTCAAATATTTAAGGTTGGATATATGTCTAGCACTGAATTTTGCATTTTTGCTACAAAGTTGCCAGGTGCTAAACATTATTGGAATATCGAGAAAGGACAGAAACAATCTTTTTGGGTAAAACCAATTTGTCAAGGCAATGAGAGGACGGAACACCCGAATCAAAAGCGACTTGATATTGCAGAGGATATGATTACTCAATCTGCAAGAAATGGTGAACTACTTTTGGATCCATTCGCAGGAAGTGGAACTTTTGCAATAGCGGCACATAATTGTGGATTAAAATTTATCGCATTTGAAAATGATGATAAAAATTATAAAATTGCTGAAAGCCGAGTAAAAGCCGAGACATCACAGATGAACTTATTTGACTTTATAGGAGATACAGAATGATAGTACATTGTTTATTTGAACAGTCGGGCACATTCAAGAATGCTTTCAAAAAGTATGGAATTGAAGCCTACGACTATGATATTCAGAATGAATTTAACGAAACTGACTATGTTACCGACCTTTTCAAAGAGATAGAGGGGGGGGTACAACGGTGAACCGAGTTTGTTTGATAAGATAAGCCCTGATGATTTGATATTTGCATTTTTCCCTTGCACTTATTTTTCAGACCAAAGCCCTAGGCATTTATGCTGCACAGCTTATCAATATAAGAATTACACTATTGAGCAAAAATGCGAGGTGTCAATGAAAAGGCACAGGCAGTTAAGTTTGTTCTATGAGATACTTAACAAATTTGTTATTGTCTGTCAAAGAAAGCATCTAAGGCTGATTATAGAAAATCCATTAAGCACTAGCGGAATGCATTATTTAACACATTTTTGGTGCCTAAAGCCTAATGTCATAGACAAAGACAGGACTTTGAATGGAGATTACTATAAAAAGCCTACACAATATTGGTTCATTGGTTTACAACCTAAAAATAATTTTATTTTTGAACCATTAGAGGCAGTTGATGTTATGAAGCAAAGATATGTTACAAGCGATAATTCATTGGGAGTGGACAGAAAAACAGCAAGGTCAATGATACACCCACAGTACGCAGATAGATTTATCAGACAATATATTCTTGATGAAGAAATATGGAGAGGTAAATAATGAAAGACGAAACAAAGCAGGAAATACAGATTCTACTTAACCTACTCAAAGGCAGTCTTGCAAGAAATGGCGTAAGTATGGCAACGGACAGAGAGGGTAATTTGATGTTCTTTGATACGTCTGCCTATGTTAGAAGTAAAGGCAAGGAATTTGACGGATTCAGAATTAACATTAACGATTTAGTGAAGTAACAATGTGGCAGAACTTGAAGAGGTAATTATGGCAGGCAATTTTATTAAAATTGACAGAAAGATTTTAAAGTGGGAATGGTGGAGCGATATTAATACATTCAGACTTTTTATGTATATGTTGATAAGTGCCTATTGGAAAGACGGAAATTATAAAGGCAAGACAATTGAAAGAGGGTCCTTTCCCTCTTCAATATCTGAATTATCAAAAGAAACTAATTTGTCTGTAATGGAAATTCGTACCTCGCTAAAACACTTACAATTAACAGGCGAAATAACAAGCAAAGCAACAAATAAATTCACGATATTTACTGTGGTTAACTACAATTTGTATCAAACGGATAACAAGCAAGATAACAAACAAATAACAAGCAACTTAACAAACAATCAACAAACAGATAACATTCTATTAACAAACTCTATATTAAAAGAAAGTAAGAATGAAAGAACGGAAGAAATTAAAGAAGATAAGAATATGGAAAAAGATATTACTAACGTAATATCCAAAAAGAAAAGTTATTACCCAGATGATGAATTGCTTGATGAAGCATTTAGCGAGTATGTGACAATGCGTAAGAGAATTAAAAAACCTATATGCACTGACAAGGCATTACATAGGGCTATGAATACTCTTGAAAAGTTGTCTGGTGGAGATAATGACTTAGCTGTTAAAATTCTTAATCAATCAGTAGACCATTGCTGGCAAGGACTGTTTGAATTGAAAGAAGATAATTCTAATAAACAACAAGGCAAGAAAAATGTATTTGATGAATGGATGGAGGCAATGAAATGACAAGGGAACAGGTCGGAAAACTTCTGATGACGATACAAGCTTATTATCCTAACTACAATCCACCAGATAAAGAAATTACTCTTAATGCTTGGTATGAAATGTTTGCTGAATATCCAGAAGAATTAGTTTTACAGGCGTTAAGAGCTTGCATTACAACTAATACTAGCGGTTTTGCACCAGATGTAGGGCAGATAATGAGTAAGATACAGACAATATCACAGCCGCAGGAACTTGACGGAATGACAGCTTGGGGATTAGTTAGTAAAGCATTGCGGAATGGATATTATGGTGCAGTTGAAGAATTTAACAAGCTACCACAACTTGTCAGGCAGGCGGTTGGTATGCCGGATAACCTTAGAAATTGGGCAATGTCAGACTATCAGGCGATAGAGACTGTTATACAATCTAATTTTCTGAAAAACTATAGAACAGTGGTGAACAGGTCGAAAGAACTTAACTGTATGCCGCCGGAAATCAAATCACTTATCGATAAAGCGAACGAAAATTCGTATAAGGCTCAAATCGAGCAAAAATTCCAAAGAGATATAAATACATTACAAATTAAAGAAAATGCCCTTATTGGTCAAAATACAAACGCAGAAGAATATATTGAAGCACCTAAAGAAGTACAAGATAGAATTGACAGAATGAGAGGTTGATTTTCAATGGAGACAACGCCAATTAGTCCGCAGAAGAAATTATATAATTACCGCCGAGAGAATGGATTGTGCCCTAAATGTGGCAAGCCGCTTGATAGAAAAGGCTTTTATTGCGAAGAATGTAGGGAGAAGCAAACGGCTTACAGCAGAGAAACTAGAGAACTTTGCAGGCAGTTTAAAATTTGCCCGGAATGCCGCAAAAATAAACTTGTGGGTGATGAAAAGATATGTCCGGAATGTTTGGCTAACAAAGCTGAATATAGAGCTAATCACCCATTAAGTGATGATAAGAGAAGAGAAAATAACGAAGCGTTTAAACACTATTCAAAAAACTTATATGCTGAACGTAGAAAAGCTGGCATATGTGTTAGATGTGGTAAGACTAAAGCTGTTAAAGGCAAAGCGAAGTGTTTTATATGCCAGAGTAAAGATAATGCTATCCACAGAAAAAGAACTGAAAATAGGCAGAATATAAAAGAATATCGCAAGGAAAATCACTTGTGCTATCGTTGTGGAGAACCTATTGACAGACCGCAAGGACAGTTGTGTCAGAAATGCTGGCAGACAGACTATGAAAGGGGTAAAAGCCTTAAGAATGATAATAGCAAGCACTACTGGCGATACGACAATCAATTTCTAAGAAAGAAGTGAAAATATGAGTAAGGCAGAACAGAAAAAGTTTAAGGAGCAAATGTTACGTGTTCAGATGAATAGAATTAGCAATGAACAGCAGAAGAAAAATTTTGAATCAGCATTAATATTAATTATGTGGGTGCTACACGATAAGTTCGGTTTCGGACAGCAGAGATTAACAAAAGTACAGAGAGAACTTAAAGTACTTATAGATAACTATAATGACAGATTATTCACAGCGGAAGAGCTTGTTAATCAGTTATACGAAGAAACAGGAATAGAACATATTAAGTTTAAATAAGGAGATAGGCTTATGAAGTTTTCGGGACTGACTAAGCCGGAGCTTGATGAAATAATTGAAAATGCCAATTTCACAGAAGAGGAACTAAGAATTTTCAAGTTGCTTGTGGGTAATATGAGCTTAGAACAGGTTAGTCAAAGACTTATGTTATCCAAAGCAACAATTTCAAGAAGAGTTAAGGATATAAAAATCAAGATAGAAAGGACTGATGACATGGTTAAAACAATTCCTATATGGGAAAAAGTTACATTAACAGTTGAAGAAGCGTCCGAATATAGCAATATCGGAATTAATAGAATCAGCAGTATGCTTAATGAAATTAGCTGTCCATTTGTTTTAAGAGTTGGGAATAAGAGGCTTGTTAAGCGTAAGGAGTTTGAGCACTATATAGAAAAAAGTAACGAAATATAGAGATATATTGAAATATATGCCTTGATGTAGTAATATGTGGTTGTCTATATCAAGGCTTTTTTCAAAAGAAAGGAGCTTTTGAATGGGAAAAGATTTAAAAGGTAAAGAACTAGGTGTAGGATTGTCGCAGCGAAAGGACGGTGTGTATCAAGGGAGATATAAAGATAGATTTAATAAGATTAAATATATTTATGGCACAAAGTTATCAGAAGTTAAAAAAGAATTGGCTGTTGCAATAGCAGAAAATATTCAATTTACAAGCATTAGAGATGATATTAAGCTGGACGATTGGTTTAATCGTTGGATAGAAGTGTACAAAAAGAAAAGTGTACGCCCTAATACCCTTAGAGAATACACTCACATATACAATAAAAATATATCACCTTTTTTAGGAAATCGCAACATAAATTCCTTTGTTAAATCAGATATTCAAACACTAATTGATAAAATAGCTGATGACAATTATAAATATGAACGGCAGAACAAGATTAAGGTTATACTTAATGATATGTTCAGTAGAGCAATAGAAGATGACTTAATGATTAAAAATCCAGCAAAAGGTGTAAAGCTTAGGGCTGATAAAGAACTTAAAGCTTTCACACTAACAGCAAAACAACAGATAGAGTTTTTAGAAGCAAGTAAAGGGACATTTTACGATAATTTGTATAATGTGGCAGTTAATACAGGCTTGCGCCCAGGAGAACTGTTTGCACTTACACCTAATGATATACACTTAGATGAGGGGTATATTGATGTTAATAAGACACTTGTGTATCAAAAATACCTTGATGATAAGTGCAAAACTTTTCACATTGAGCCGCCTAAAACCAAACAGAGTTATAGACAAGTACCTATTAACAGCGAATGCATTAAATATCTTGAAAAGCAGTTCGAATTAAAGGATATTGTAAAGTGCAAAAGACCTAAAGAGCAGAACAATTATTTGTTTGTGACAAGTTATAACACGCCTCTCAATTCGCAGATTTATTCAGATTCAATTAAAGCTATTGTTAAGCAGATAAATCTTGCAAGAAGTTTTGATAACGAATTTCCTGTGTTTAGTGGACATACTTTAAGACATACTTTTGCTACAAGATGTTTTGAAGCAGGTGTGCAGGCAAAAGTTGTTCAATCATATTTAGGTCATGCAACTCTTAAAATGACAATGGATTTATATACACACGTAACAGAAGAAAGAGCGGCAGTAGATATTGAAAGAATTGTGAAAGACAAGGACAACATTGTTGATTTTAAAAAAAGTGCTGTGTAGTAAGTGTGTAGTACTACACACACTAAAATTGAAAAAACCACAAAACAATGGGGGTTAAGATGTATAATATATTTAACTTGGAAAACTTATTACGTATATCAGACTACCCCTTATGAACTTAACAAAAAGCACAATAAATGCGGTATTTAAGGGTTTTTAATTGATATTAGACTGATTAACAATTTTCACATATTTCTATGTATTTCTATGTATTTCAATAGCAAAAGTGTGTAGTAAGTGTGTAGTAACAAGATTAAAAGTGTGTAGTAAATTAAAACTAAATAAAGCCTTGATGTATGACATAAATATGAGAAGAACTTGATAATGTTCTTCTCTTTTTTTATGCAAAAATATAATCAGAAAGAGAGGTAATGCGAATGTTTTCTGATGAAGTTAGAGAAAAAATCTTAAGCAAAGAAGAATTGCAAAAGCTTGACTTAGTGACATTATCTCTTGTTATCCACGCAATCGAGGAAGTTTTAGAGGAGGCAGACAATGAACAATCCTTATCAAGCAGTGCCTATGATGAATAATTCTTATATGCAATCTCAAAATCCATATATGGATAGAATGAACTTTTTGCAAAATTATCAGCAGAGCTTGCAACAACAGCCTATGCAGATGAATCAGCAGCCTATGCCACAGCAGATAGCAGGCATTAACGGAAGAATAGTACAGACAGTTGAAAATATTAATGCAAATGAAGTGCCTATGGATGGCTCAATGGCATTTTTCCCAAAACAGGATATGTCGGAAATATATGTTAAGGGTTGGAATGCTGACGGAACAATTAAGACGGTTGTGTATAAGCCTTATACAGCCCCTAAAGATAATCAGACAGTAAATTCTATGGCTAATACAGAAAACGCTAAATTTACCCTATCAGACGAAAGCACACAGCTATTTCTGAATAAGTTTGAGGAATTATCGGAGAAAATAGGGCAGTTGGAAAATAGATTTGATAAATCTTTAGGAACACAGAGAAAAACATCAAGAACTCAAAGTAAGGGCGGTGATGAAGAATGAATCAGCAGTTAATTCAAACTATAAATCAACTTAAGTCAATTCGGAATCCGCAGCAAATGGCTATGAATTGCTTGCAACAGTCGGCACAACGTGGAAATCCTATGGCAAAAAACTTGCTTAATCAGATAAACAGTGGAAACACACAAGGTGCAGAACAAATTTTAAGTAATTTTATGAATACACAAGGAATAAACCTTAATGATATTAAGGGTATGATGAATTAGGACATTTTGGGTTGTGCGCACATAATGACCGGTTATCCCATTTGTTAATAAAATAAATGGAGGTAAACAAGATGTTTAATTCAAACGGAGTTAGTCTCGCAGATATTGCCGCAGTAACAGGCAATAATCGTAATAACGATGGTATGTGGGGCGATGGTGCATGGTGGATTGTAATTCTCTTAATCTTTGGCTGGGGCAATAACGGCTGGGGCGGTTTCGGTGGAAATGGCAACGGCGCAGGCTACACTGATTCAGCTATACAAAGAGGTTTTGACAATCAGGCAGTTATCAGCAAGTTAGATGGCATTTCTAACGGACTTTGTGACGGCTTTTATGCTATGAACAACAGTATGCTCACAGGTTTTAATGGCATTAACACAAATATCATGCAGACAGGCTACGGCATACAACAGGCAGTAAACGCTGATACAGTCGCTAATATGCAGAATACAAACGCATTACAGTCACAGCTTGCTAACTGTTGCTGTGAGACAAGAGAAGCCATTCAGGGTGTAAACTACAATATGGCTACACAGACAAACGCATTACAGAACACAATGTGCAACAACACAAGAGATATTATCGACAGCCAGCAGGCAGGAACGAGAGCTATCCTTGATTTCTTAACAAATGATAAGATAGCAACACTTACAGCAGAGAACAACGATTTACGCAGAGCCGCATCACAGGATAGACAGAATGCACTTCTTACAACTCAGATGGCAGCTCAGACACAGCAGATTATCAACTCTGTAAATCCTACGGCTATTCCAGCTTATGTTGTGCCTAATCCTAATGCTTATGCTTATGGATGTGGTTGCAATACAGGATGTGGCTGCTAAAACTGAATAATTGAGTATCTTAATTGAGTTTAACTCGATTATGTCTGCTAAGCAGTATTACTTATAACCAAAGGGCAGACTATAATGTTTGCCCTTATTTTTATGAAAGAGAGGTAAAAATAATGGAAATAACAGGAATTGCATTACAAACAGTCGCCGCCGGAGAAGATGTCGCATTTACAGAAACACCGGTATGTGGTAGCAAATGTATAGTCCACAGACAGGGAAGTGGAATTATCAAGCTAAGAGGTATTACAAATCAGTGCAAGGCTAGATTTTTAGTATCGTATAGTGGAAACATTCAGATACCTACGGGCGGTACAGTTGAAGCCATCTCGCTTGCCATTGCAGTAGACGGAGAGCCTTTGCAGTCAACACGAATGATTGTAACACCAGCCGCAGTTGAAAATTTCTTTAATGTATCAGCACAGGCATATATTGATGTACCTTGTGGCTGTTGCAGTACAGTAGCGGTGCAAAATACATCTACACAGGCTATTGAAGTACAGAATAGTAACTTAATCGCAGTAAGGGAGGCTTGATGATATGCACAAATGGGCTAAACAGATTATGGAATGTGTCAAGGCTAAAGTTGAAGCAATCGGATTAGATAGCTTTGAGGGGCAGAACCTTGACGATTTAAAGGATTTTACAGAAATAGCGAAGAACATAGCTTGCTTTGACAAAGATTACAGAATTGTTGAAGCTATGGAAAAGTCAGAAGATAACGAAGACATTATGCGTATGTTTGAACAGTACGAAGATTATCCAGACAGAAGATATTATGACCACTACCGCTATGCAAATGGCAGATTCGCCCCTAAAGGCAAGGGAACATACCGCAGAGGATATGAAGAGCCGCCATATTACCATATGTACCCAGAAGCAGAGCATATGAGGGATATGGATAGAGATTATGGCAAGATGTACTATACAGAGCCAATGTCTGAAAGCAGTTATGACAGAGCAAAGAGAAACTACACAGAAACTAAGGAAATGCACAAGAATAACACGCCAGAAGATAAGGAACACAAGATGAAGTCACTTGACAGCTATACCAAGGAACTTGCAAGCGACATTACAGGTATGGTGGCTGATATGTCAGCAGAAGAGAAGAACTTGCTTAGGACAAAGTTAAGTACTCTTGTATCTAAGATATGATTTTAAGGGCTATGAGTAGCAATATTCATAGCCTGTTTTATTCAGAAAGGAGCATACAGATGTTTTTTACAATTAATGGTACAAATTGGCGAGTGCAATATGAAAATTCAAATTCGGGTGAATTAAAGCGGTCAGACAATGTTTCTGTACTAGGTGTAACTGATAGAAATACGCATACAATTTATCTGTCAAATGCCTTGCGTGGATTTATGCAACGCAAAGTGCTGATACACGAAGTATGCCACGCAATCTGTATGTCCTACGATGTATATTTGCCTATCGAACAGGAAGAGATATTGTGTGATTTTGTAGCAACTTACGGAGATGAAGTGTTTGATATTGTTGATATGGTTTTAGGAGCAGTTAGGAGAGTGGGATGATGAGCATTGATGAGTTGCTAAAGATAATTCAAAAAACTAATCCGACTATGACTAAGGAATTGTTGATATATGAGCTAAGACAATGCCGGTATTCAAGTAAAGCATTGATTTATACAGAAAAACGCTGTATTGACAGTAGTGCTTAAAAATGCTATTATTTAATAGATGTAAACAATAGATAACTATTATATCATTTTACCTTAATAGAACCATAGTGGAAAGTTGCATTGATACATTTTTGTATAGGTGCAACTTATTTTATTTTGGAGGTTTTGTTATGAGAGTTATTAGGTTAAAAATGTATCAAGAAATGGCTAGATTTAACAATCCATCAGCGCCAAGAGGCGTAGATTGTTACCCTTTGCCACCATTTAGCACAGTTAACGGATTTATTCATTCAATGTGTCAATGGAAAAAGTATCATAAATTAGATTATTTTGTTACTGGCAAAGGTGTTTACAATACCAAAACACAGAAAGAATGGCACGGCGGCAAGCGTTTTAACAAAGTTAGTGATGAAATGCTTAAGCGTTGGGATATTATAACAGATTATACAGACGGAAGCCACACCGGCTGGGGTAGTACAGTTAAATATCATTT